ACTCCAAAGAGTGGAGGGTCTCCTCCGTATTCGATTGAAGACCCTCTAATTTTCTATTCCATCCACTCATTAGTAATTTGTTTTTTGTCTCCAGAGGTTAAGTCTTTGTTTCTTAAAGAATAACCTGTAGATTGATTCATCTGAAAATCCTTGTAATCCCAAGAATCCCATATATAGGTAGAAAGCTTTTACCAAAGAATACTGAAAGTCTAATTCCTTAGTCATTACTTGGGTTTGTTTCCATGGTCTACACTTAAGAAGATTCCTTGCAATATTCAATTCATATACTACATTGAATAATAATACCTTCTCTTCTTCGTGAGATGCTTCACTTAAAGTATTAAACCCGGGAGTATAATCTTTTACTGATTCATGGTCTTCATCAATCATATTAAACCGATTAACTAAACCAATACTACCTTCGGTAACCATGGCTATACCCAGTGTAATTACGTCCTTCAATTCCTTTACTTTGAAGTCAGAGTAATCTACTACGTAAGACGTCCCCCAGGAGAAGATATCTTCTGGTAGTATATTTGCAAAGTGGAACAAAGTGAATAGGAATCCCAGAGCATCTCCCTGTTCTTCATTGGCATTCTGCAAATGGTTGAGTACCTGAGTATATTCATCCTCTGTTAACTGGTCAATATTCCATCCCCACTTGTGGCATATCTTTACTACCTCAGAGGTAGATTCATAACCCTCCATTAGTTCTTCGATAACCCTGGCAATAAAATCCTTAAGAACTACTTGATTTTGGTGATTATTAATATCAACCGGATAATCGGGTAGCTTTTCTATTTGCCGGTAGCCGTCTAATTGTTCTAACGAAAGAGAATACATTGCTTGTAAATACGTACCTACTTCTAAAGTAGGTACTGTTTCCTTAATATTACGTATATCCATTACTTACTTCCTGTTGAATTAAATCCACCTTCACCTCTTGTTCCCCACATTTGAGATTCAGAATAAAATTCTTCTGATTGAATCTCCTCGGGTTCTGTGAGATAGATTGGTACATGAATAAATTGGGTTGCTTTCTCATCCACCTTTAGAGTCTGTATTACTCGACTGAGATTGATTATACCAATATGAATCTCTCCTACATAAGGAGAATCTACAATCTCTGCAGTATACAGAAGACCTTTTTTAGAAGCAAGCCCAGACTTATTAGCTGCCATGAGCATAGACTCTTGAGGTTCAATAAGTGGTTTGATACCAGATGGAATAAGGATTCTCCCTCCCGGATAGATTTGAATGTCAGTTACGAAGTTGGTAGTTGTATTTACTCCCAATACAAAATCTGGAGTAAAATGATTTGGAGACTGGTTTGCCTCGATTTGAATCAATTGTTGAGGGTCCAAGTTTCTTGGGATATAGAAATCCAAACCTGCATCACCTGCATTACCTCTTGATGGAGTCTTTACGTCTCTTACTTTAATAAATCTGAATCTGTTCATAATATATTACATTGTTTTAAAAGTTGTCCAAAGGTTAATCCCCGTTGAGGAGTTACTCCGAGTGAATGACAGAACCTTTCTACGTCATATTCACCCTGCATAAACAAATCAGCAAGAACATCATCTTGCCGTACATAATAATTTGGGTTGTTAAGATATATCTTGAACATAGCCCATATCATATCAATTTTTTTCATTGCACTCTCGATAAAGTTCTCTAATACGTTTCTTAGGTACTTCGAATTTCTCAACTGTCTTTGAGATAATTTCTTTTCTGTCTTTCCCTTTCCGAATCAAGCCTCGGATGTATTTCTTGATACCAACCGTGTCTTCTAATACATCCAAATCTTTGTATTGATTCTTCTGTTCTAATTCTTTTCTTGTAATGTTCAAGTTCTGGGACATCTTGAACGCACATAGTTCTGAGTCTCCGCATAATTTACACTCTTTAGTGGATAAATCATACCCAATACCAAAGCATGGGTCTCCATTACTTCCCAACTGAGAGATATCTAAAGGTGTTAGGATATCCTGCTTGGTTAAGTCGGGAAGCATTTGTTTTTTCTTTGCCATAATTAATCATCTATTTTTTTTTCGGTTAGTCTTATGACTGAATTTCCAACCTTCAATTCCGACTCATACAGTGGTAAGTAGGAATGTCCAATTGCATTAATAAATAGTTTCCTGATATCACCCAAGTGTTGTGAGTAACGAGTGTCAGTATAAGTTAATACCCTAACTTGCAGTCCTGAACAGAAAGATAAATCAAAATATACCTTATACTCATTGGGTATTACCTGAGTAGATTGTATATCCGATACCCATACTAATGAACTACAATTAAAGACATGGAGAGGAGTAAGTTCCTCTCCGATTATCTTATCAACCAGCTTCTTATATAATTTAATAATCATAACTTTTAATTGTTACATTTTGATGTTTACAATGTGGACAGGTCCAATCCTTAGTATGCCAAGGACCTCTTAAATCTTTTAATTCGTCCTTTCTGAATTTCCTTTTACATTGATGACATTGATATTTATATTCATCATAATTATACTGAGATGAATAGAGATAGAATATTCCGATAATCACTCCCAGTACTACTGGTATTAGTAATGTTAATTCCATTGTTTTAAGTATTAATGTTTAATGCCCTATGTCCCTCTATTAGATTAATTACTTCCTCCTACCGGAAAAAGTAATTATCCATAGTACTTATAAGTCTACTTAAGTAAGGCCTCATATTTATTCAATATCCTATTTATACAGGTTCTATTGACTTTAAAACGTTTCCCAATTCTACTAGATGACCATCCTAAAGATTTTAATCTTATAACCCTTCTATGAGCCCTTATAGAAACTTTACGATAATCACGTTTATCTAATCTCATCTGAGACATATTCTCAGCTTGTGTACCCCAATATAAATTATCTACATGATTATTTAATGGGTTATTATCTTTGTGACATACACAAGGTTTATTCTCTGGGTTAGGTATATAAGCTAAAGCTACTAACCTATGTACCTTAGCTAATCTCCTAATACCTAATTTTGGATTTCTTAAAGTAACGTATGGCCTTCCGTCATGTTTGGTATATTTAGTTTTTAACAAATGATAATCCTTTAGATAACCGTGTCGATTATTCTTTCGGGAATATACTTTACCATCAACAGTTACATAGTAACCTGGGAAATCTGATATATTATCTTTCATAACTTATGTTTAGGACGTTTTACTAAAATTACTTTTAATTTCTCTACTTGATAATACCTTTTTCTAGCTCTAGCATGTCTAGATAAGTAATTACCTGGATACATTAAATCATCTACATAAGCTTTCTTTTTAGAAGAGTCGGTTCGAACTAATCTACCTAAGAATTGGATAGTTTTCTCGTTAGATAACATACTAGCTGCATTAAGTAAGTATCTAAGCTTAGGAAAGTTTTTACCTCGAGCAATGATTGTAGTTGATACCAGGATATCTATTTTACCTTCTCTAAAATCCTTCATTATTTGTTGTCTTAACTTAGAAGGAGTATTAACATGCACATAGGAAATATTATAGGCATCGCCCAGTTTCTTTTTAAAGAACTTATATAGATTTTCACAATGTGCAATATGCTTGCATACTACAAGTGCAGGATATCTACCTTGGTTAATATTCCATTTTAACCGAGCATAAGCCATTCTTCTGGCATATTTATTCAAGGTAATAGAATCATCATAGATGTCTTTATAAGTTACAAACTCGGATTCCCAATTACCATACCAAGGTCTACTTGGTACCATCTTTACAATTGTTTTAGTTGAGTAACCTTTCTTGATAGAATCCTTAAGTTTAAACTCGGCAATCACTTTACCAAAGAAACATTCAAGGTTCATATTCTTAACTTTATCCTTAGCAAGCTTACTCATATAAATGGTACCAGATAATCCTATACGAATTCTGGTATTAAATAACCGAGTAAGTACATTCTGATATTGTTTACTTCCACCTTGGTCTGCCTCATCTACCAAAACCATATCTATCTTGGATAATTCCTGTTGATAGAATCTCATGTTTCGAGAAATAGATTGAACCATACCAATTGTAAAGTTACTCCAGTTTAAAACCTTACCTTGAACAAAGGTTATATCTTCTCCCGGGAGATATTGCTTAAACTCTTCTCTAGCTTGATTCAACCAATCAGAGTCATTAGTTATTAGCAAAGTCTTTAACTGTCTCTTATAAGATAAATATAAAGATGACATGATAAGAGTTTTACCTGCATTAACAGTATAATCTAAAACTCCAATCTGAAAGAGAGAGTTACCTACTTGGTTAGATATAATTGCCTTTACAGCTTTCTCTTGTTCTGGTCTTAATTTATACTTACCTATTTTCGTAACTACCTTTTTGACTTTGGGTAAAGGTTTCCGCATATCTACAACTTTAGGTTTAATTCCATACTCAATACACTTTTCATATACTGCCGGAAGAAAACCTATCTTAAACTCACCATGCTTGTTTATATAATGTATTTTGCCATCCCAGTTCTGCATACCTCTTTGCCTTGTACGTAAATAGAAAGCATTAGGATGTCTAACCGAAAATTCCTGGTAGAGTTTCTGTGCGAACTTAAGAGGTAAATCAAGTTCGCACATATTTCCGTTTTGTATTATTATCCTACTCATTTGATAATTACCGTTACACCTTTAGTAGCTTTATCCATTCCCATTGCTTCCTTGAGAAGTTTAATGTGATGTTCCTCATCAGCAACCAACTTATTCAATAAGTACATCACGTCATCATAATCTGCCCGGTCATTGTATAAAGCTACGTTATTCATAATCTTCTTGTAATGACCGATAGTTTCTATCTCCGAATCTAATGCAATCTTCAAAGCACTCTCAGGAGAAAAACCTACCTCTACCTTTGGATAAATATCCATAACTGAATTCTCTTCGTATGGGTCTGCCTTCTGTAAGAAATCAGATAATTTATCGTAGTGTCTCATCTCTACCAAACCAATACCCAACATAAGTTCTGCAATAGGTTCGAACCTTGAAGACTGTTGAGTATACATTAGGATAGCACTAATCTCTGAGAAAGGTTTATCCTTCAGAGCATCCTTGAACATGTTAACAATATCATCCGGCCAAGGTTCGATATCGTTGAAATCTGGGTAATCTACGGATTGGTCTGAATACTTGAGGACATCAATAAAAGCATTAGCCGCATCCTCTACTCTGTTACCTAAAAATTTTAAAGCTTTCATAACGTTACGTTTTTAATTATTAATCTTTTCCCAGAGAGAACCTTCAACTTCAGGTTCCTCTTCCAGGGATTTTTTGTTCTTATACTTATATAAATACTTATTGTATCTTTCGATTGCTTTATCCGTATACATCTGTGCAATATCTGGTAATCCATTACACCATGCAAGAGATTCAAACTGAGCATCAATGAATGTCTTATAATCCCAACCTTCTTCTTTTAAGAATTCCCCTACCTTTGCAAAGTGTACATATTTCTCTGGTTTATTTTCATAAGATTCATATATACCAGTTGCCTTAGCAATCTTACCTATGAAATAATCATGTATCTCTTTAGTAAGCTTTGAATCAGAATATTGCAATTCTATTTCAGCATCTACTTGATTAGTAATGTTGTCCTGCATAGATATCAACCTTTGCATAACATTCCTATAATCAGTCATCCTCTTTAAGCCTGTCTCAATATATTTAATAAAACCTTCCCGAGTATCTAGTTTAAAATCTTCACAGAAGGTATTACATATCTCGGCAAGCTTTTTACAATTTGCCCATTCCCTTGTATTACTTTCGTTTATTTTACGAACTCCTCTATGCTTTAACTTTATACGGGTTGCATATAAAATATCAGCAACTAAGGCAGCATCCCCTTTGGATGCTAGTAACATGTTATTTACTTTCTTAGTTGTCCCTTTATTAGAAACAACTACTGCTCTAGTATTTATTGCCGATTTACGAGCAATAACAAAAAAAGCCTCAACTGGGAAGTTATCTACCTCTAGGGTATTTAATATTTCCTCAAATTGAGACTTAGTAATGTGAATGCTGGGTTCTCTCATTTTATCCTATTACAAACTAAAACTCCATTAATACAACCCTCATTATCCTCTACCCAAGCTTTCTTACCAAAAAGATTTATACCTGGTGATTGGAACTGTACATAATATGAACCTCTATTTGTACCAACATACCAATTTACATCTTCAGGTAAGTTTAAAGTATAATCTCTAACTTTACCATCAACCATTTCACATCTGAAAACCATATTCGTTCTTGGTTTTGGTTTAGAGCACCAAGTTCTAACTGGAGTCATACTACCCATAATCCAAATGAATACGGATAGAACTACTGCCAGGAAAATGTAAGAGCCATCAATTTTTATTTTCTTCATATCATTAATATTTTAAGTTATATAATATAATAGGAAATCCTTATTCCAAAGAGTTCTTGATTTGAACGAGTTCTTGATAACTTTGATACCTTGTTTGATATACTAGCTTGAGTGTTTGTTTCCTTCCCAAATCATTTACATCTTTACCATCTGGTAAAAACACCACCTTGACCTTTTTATAGGCAACAAGTTTGAGCGCAAGATTGACTGCATATCTTTTGGCATCTGGGTCCAACAATATAATATATCTTTGGCATGAGGATTTAAGTAACTCATTGACTTGGTAGGCACTAATAGCTTTACCCATTGTGGCAATGCCCCTATCTCCAAGTGTGAGAGCATTAAGTGCTCCTTCGCAAATGAATACCGACCTGTACATTTCCAATGCGTCATAATTAAAGATGATAAACTCTTTTCCAAGACCCGTGATATCTTTATTGGGGTTATTATACCGAGGACCGTTTCCGATAACCTTTCTGGCATTATAATACCTGAGTTGGCCATGATAATAGAACGGTATAATAAGGTACCCGAAGAAAGGTTCCTTTGTCGCATAACCAACTCCATGTTTACATAACTCTTCGATACTAAATCCGCGGCCTTTGACATAGCTTCTAATGCTCCTTGCAATTTGTGAATCTCCGATACTAAGGAGTCTAAAACTATCGGGTAAGTACAAAGGCTTAGCTTCTGCAAGTTCAACCTTTTCATCGTGAAATTCAAGTTCTTCGAATTGTCCATTGTTTAAGAAATTTATGAGTTCATGGTAAGTATCGAATCCCTCAACATCCATAACTAATTGTGAAGGATTCGGATGCTCATTACATCTAAAGCAATTAGTTCTGTACATGGAAAGATTAACTCCCATTTTTAATTCCCTATGACAGTAAGGGCAAGTTGGGAGTTTCATCCAGCCATGTTTATATTCAAAAGCTCCAAGTCTTTTAATGAAATAAGTTTTGAGCTTAGACTTAAACTGATTTGTTATTTTCATGTTCCTTTATAGCTTTACGAATTACTTTTCGGATTCTCTTTAAATCCTCTAAATCCAGGTTACTGATGGAAGTTGTTTGCCAACCATTATGGGATATTTCTAAAGCTAATCCATCAGTCCATCTATCTTTTACTACTTCTACTTTCTTTGTTCTCATTCTTCTTTTTACCACAAATTCTACAATAGGTTCTGGTACGATATTTCTTATAATATTGAGCTCTCTTCCTACCTCCTTTCCTTGTAAGGGTATTTCTAGGTCTCTGCCTAAGTTCCCACCAATGCTCTGTTATCCAATCATGAATACCAAGTTTACATTTATATATCTCCAGTTGTCCTTTCTCTTTTCTTGGAATCAGCATCTGGATTATCTTTCTTTTTAAATTGCTCATCCAATTTACTACCGTATACTTCATCATATTGCTTTCGTTGTTCTTTAGTAAATTCTGTACATCTTTGTCTTTCGACATCACATTTGAATAAAGCTCTACCAGAAGGAAGACCATCTCTTTGTACTACAATCTCAACTCGAAGAATATTATCTTTCTCCTCTTGCTCAGTACAATTAAGACCCATTATAAATTGAGCATTACGAACAATTGCAATTGAACCAGAGATATCATTCTCATCATACTTGGTAGTTCTATGTTTCTTACCCTCCCTTGTAATATGATGAGCAGTCCATATAACATCTAAGTGTAGTTCCTCTGCTAAGTTCTGTAAGTCAATATATACGTTTGAGATTCTATCAAAATCCTCTTTATCTTTAGCTAATGATGCAAGCTTACCTGCATAATCGACCATCAATACCTTAATATCAATTCCCTGGCTTCTAAGAGTTAATATCTTCTCTCTTATATAATTGCAGTCAGTAATTAATGCGGGTACTCTTTCAACTACCAATTCAACTCCAAACCTTGCCAATTTCCTTAAATGCTTAGCCTCGAGTTTATCATAATCTCCGGAATATAATTCCTTCTTTGTTTTATTGATACTTGATTGAATGAAACGGTCCATGATTTGTTCTTGACCATTTTCTGTATCTATATATAATACCGATTTCTTCATTCTTAGGTATCCTCTTGCAAGGTTTACCATGAAGAATGTTTTCTTTGCCTTAGGTCTATCCAAGATTACATTTACTGAAGCTACTGGAAATCCACCAGCATTGGTCAAATCATTCAATTGCCTAAATGGACATGGAACTACGGATGGTTCTGATTGTCTTTTGAATTGTCTCTCCGTAACATCCCGAATCATATATAAGGGTTCATCCTCTTTCTTAGGCTTACTCTTTTGAAGAACCTTCTCAATCTTTTTAGAGTATTCTTCGTATTGTTCGAAGTTATCTAAATCGAATGAATCATTCAAGTTCTTCATCTCAACATAAGTAGAGAACTTATAAATCTTCTCTTTAATATATTCGGAATCTGATAATTGAATTGAATAGAGGTTCTTAATGGTTCTCTCAATAGTTGGGATGTCATCCTTAGTTACTAAGTCTACATAAGCTTTGGATTCTAGCATTTCTTTTATCACTTCCTTTAATACATTCTGAGAGGGTATCTTCTTTGTCTTCTTAAAGTACTTAAGTATACCCTCACATATTAAAGAATGCTCAATAAGAACTAAGTAACTGGGTTTTAACCTTCCCAGTACTAAACCTCCTTCCTTGTCTTGAATAATGAACCGGAGTATCTCCAACTGGAAGTCCGGTGTAAAGCTAAATTTGATTTTATCTTTTTTCATACATTAATATATTGCAATATAATAACTAATAGATTTTGATAGTCTCCATATAGTTCTGAACTCATGTCCACAGTATCTAGTCTTCTAATCCTCAGCCGCTTGGTGAAATATTTTGATATTCTTATATTATATAATGAATAATTTTATATATTTGCACTAACGAAATATTTATAAAGATATGAGAAAGACCAACGGTAATAATGGTTCAGAACTGCACAGATTAAAACCTATGCAGGATTATGATGAAGCCATGTTTAATAGGTTGTATAAAGTTTGTAAACCTGTTATTAGGAACCTAACCAAACAGATAGATTACAAAAGATTCAACCTTACTCCAGATATAATATCTTCTTATTTCTGGGATAAAATGTTATTTGTTTTTAATAAGTACTACGGTACTTGTAGTGAAGAACATCTTAAAGCAAGAATCTTATCATCTCTAGCTACTTTTAAAAATAAGCTTTTGAGATTTGCCTATGGAGAGGTTGCAGAATATAACCAGAACTTATTTAAGCTTGAGGATTTATTTGATAATGATAAGGAACTCGAAGATGATGAGGAAGAAACTAAAGCTAAAGAAGATATGTTGGAATTGCTTTATGATTATATGAAAGCTAATCTATCTTCGGATGCTTATATGTTATTCGAGGTATTAGTAACTCCTCCACCATATATTAAAGAACGTATGCCTGAGTCAGGAAGAATTACCAATATACTTTTAGTAGAGTTCTTTGATATGCCTCGAACTAAAAACTCTATCAAATATATCAGTGAACTCAAAGCTGATATTCAATACTGGGAAGAGAAAGCTAAAGAAGAACTGCATTACTAAACACAAAAAGAAAGGGGCGTTTCCCAACGTCCCTATCCCAATTGTTAAGCAATTCATAAATTAAAAGTTCATTGATATTGTTACAAGTAGTTACACATTATTATAGTTTTATAATGTATGCTAGTACATAATATGGTGGTCTATTTTCGTGTGGTTGACCTCCACCTGTAGCTCGAGTATCATGGTCCCATAAACATACATAAGAATTATCTCTATCAGTTTTATTACTACCAGACAGGTTATTACCAATCCATTGAGTACCATTAGCTCCCACCAAATCCGAATGAGCTTCGATAAAGTAGGCATCTGCAAAGTTGTGAACGTGAGATGGTATTTCCTGAGTAGCCAGAGTAACCTTCTCTTGGCCACCAGTATTACCGATAAGATTATAATCCTCATTACCCGATTGCCAACCTACTACGAACTTACCTGATAAGTCTGGGGTTTGTAAGTCATCTACAATCTGACCATTACATAAAGCCCAGCCATTGGGTACTTGAGTACCATTCCACATGGCAATTAATCCTCTTGGTATACTGGAGCCTTCCATACTACCTAACTTATCATCTATATAAGCCTTGATATCAAAATTCGGGAATCCCTGCAATAACCGTAAGAGAGTTTCTACATTAGATTGTTGTATACCATGTATAGCAGTATTATATTCTACTGGTTGAGGGAATCTTCCACCGTAAGGAACAATGGAATATTTCTCTACTGTATTATTTATAGAGTTAATACCCTGACCATAAATACCTATCAGTACCATTGAGGATTTGTCTACCAAACCTTGAGCTACAGAAGCCATAACTCTATTAGCTAGTGACTCATAAGTTAATTCTGTATCTTCTAATACGTTTGTTTTTGACAAGTTTCTAGATTCCTTAGCACTTGGGTATAATGGGTCTACCGACTTTTTATACAAACTGTAGAAGGAATTGGATTCATTCCAGAAAGCTCTGAATTGTACTGGGTTCTGTACTGGTTCTTCTAAAGGAGTATGATATGCAAATACAATCACATCCTCATTACTACCCTTAGAACCTTCAATATTTGGGATACTAATTGTTGCAGCATCCGATATAAATATCATACCATCCCGGGCAATACATCCGAAATTAACTTCCGGTCCTTCTCCAGAATCCGAAGCCTTAGTCATATACCTGGCAATAATTCTATCCTTCATTGCCAGGTAAGCCGGTGAGGTAGGTTCTCCATTCGGAGATATTGTGATAGCATTGTTGGTTATCACTGCTGAACCGAATCCACAAAATGGACCTATGCCAATGGGTGCAGCTATTGCTTCAGCTGCATCCTTGGACTTAATAATACCTTCATAATCGAAATAAGTTTTCATACTGTATCTTCGTTTTTATTGTTCTTAAAATCTTTCGATTGATTCCTCATATCTTGGAAAGCCTCTCCTACATCTTTGAACTTGAATGTTATAAATTTCCATAAGATAGCCCATATACTATACCTTTTCTTTACTCCATGGAGTTCACATATATGGTTGTAAATACTATCTATTTCGAAACAATAACATAGTATCATGATTGTTATCGAAACTGTTATAGGATTAAGTCCGTATGGGTCTCCAATAGCCTTACCTATAACGGCACCAAGTAATACATAACATAAATAATCAATAACTTTATTAAGAGTTCTTCTTCCTGCTCTAGATTTTCTTACTTCTATGCCCTGCATCCTACTGACGGATATTCCAAACCAGAAGTCCGAGAGTATTAATACGAAGGCTAATAAAATCATCCATCTTAGGTCAAAGATAATGGCATAGCATTCAGAAGTGAATCCTATAATACCAGTTTTGAAGATTGTGTTAAAAGAGTTGCTTTCCATCTGTTTTATTCTATTTTAAGTTTCCATTCTGTTCCTTCGGGAACCTCTATTTGGATTCCCTGCTCTGATATATCGTTGGATTCCCATACTAATTCTGTTTTATCTACTATGTCTTTCATACTTACTAAGAATACTGCTTTGACTGCAGGATTATCTTTTACATAGAAAGTATGTTTTCCAGGTATATTGGTAAAGAACTGATAAGGACTGGTGTGAACTATATCAGGAGCCGTCTCATAAATTATATCACCAGAATCTCCAGTATCTGAAGTACAGGTTATTACTGTAGATACTTCTGGTACACTACTACTTAGTTCTGCACTTACAGGATTAAGAGTTAATGTATACTTAGGTACTACTTTCTTTACCGTTAAAGTTACTACTGAACCTTGGTAATAGAATTCGTAAGTACCAGCAGTATCAAGAGTAATTAGGGTATTCGAATTATAAGTTTCGGATAAACCTTCTACTGTAATACCTGTTATCTGACTACCACCATCGCCATACCTTAAATAGAATTGGCAATTCTGATTCTTGGTTAATTGATAACCTGCCTTGATATAATTAGTTGGTTCCGTTTGAGAATAAGGCTCTAGTTCATACCAATTTTCATCATCCGGATTCATAGGTTCTAACCATAAGTAGGATTCTGGTGTAGGTACATATTCTAATACCTCTACCTCTACCGTTTTGGTTGGGTCTCCTACGGATTCGAATTTATAAATACCAGCCTCATTAAAAGGATAGTCTGTACTTCTACCATAATAGAAATCGGGTCCTTCTACGTATTTATCATCCAATTCTACACTTCCAAGCTTTACCCATGTACCAGAAGTATTTTTTCTGTATACCTTTACATTCTTATCGAAGTATGAATATAAGTTAGCGCTTTCAAAAGTAGAATAATAGATACCAGAAGTAAGGAACAGCTTAATGGAAGCAGTGCCCTGAGCATTCAGATTAAGCTTCTTATTGGATACTCCAATGCCATAAGTAATTGTGTATCCCAATCTGTAAGCAACTACTGTACCATAATTTTCAGAATTACCAGAAGTGTCTTTGGTACATCTGAATAGGAATGTACCAACTTGGGTAGGAGTCCATCTAGAACCATTCCTAACCAATACTCCTGGGTCTGTAGTAAGTACAGCAATTAAGTCAGCAGTATTTTCATTTGGGTCTGAGGAGCGAATAGTAATCTTTGATGATTCTCGATTAGTAATATTTACATTTCGAGGTTCACATATTACAGTATAGTTAGTAGCTATTGCTGTAACATTTAAGATTACCCTCTTTGCCGGGAAGTCTGCAATAACAAATTCATAAGTACCTGCAGAAGTTATTTCCCAAATAGAACCAGAGGGTTTAGTTTCATGAGTATTGATTAACTGAACATCTACAGGTCTGATATTGCCTTGGTAATTCATATTAGCAGTAACCTTAATCTCAATCTTGGGATTACTACCAGTGATTACCAAGTTATCTAAATCTGTACCACCACTTATTAAGTCGGCATAGATATGATAGGATTTAGTGTAGTATTCTAAGCCTACATCTACATAAGTAGTTACTGAGTTATCTCCAACGCTCCTGAAGTAATATCTTTGGTCACCTTTCTTTGCATAGAAGATAGAACCGCTTTCATATAACTTAGAGCTCCATTTATTTTCGGATGGGTCATATCCAGTTACCTGATATCTTAAATCTGCATCATCATAATCTGAAGTTACAGTTACTCGGATAGGTACTTCGGTAATATGTCCCGTTACGATTTTGACTGGAGATATCAGGGGTTCTGCAACTATCTTATAATTGTAGGCTAAATCAAAACCATACTGGATGTTACCTGATACATTGTAAGGTAAAAATCTATCGAATAGTCTATCGATAGACTGTTTGAAAGCTTTAAACTCTTTAGTGGGAGAGGTAAAACCATGACCACCTATACTAATATCTACTTGAATACATTGAGCACAACCATAAATTTTATCATAGTTGTACTTATCGTACCCGGAATAATCGGTATCATATAAGGGGTCTACCTTTTCCCATTTATCCATTTCTCCATCGGTTGGGTCTACAATGGTACATGTTAACCCATACATATTAAAAAGAATCTCGAAGAACTTCCTTGAGCCTCTGATTTTAAGTAATGAGATTGAGTACTTTAAAATTGTACGAATCTGTTCATCACTTAAATTAGGAACTCCTGTATGCTCTCCTGTTCTAGCAAAGGGTAATTCTCCCAAGAACTCCCAGAGGTAGTTTAAATACCTCTGCTGAGTTTTATCGATATCGATTAAATCTAGAATATTATCAATATCAGAAGTAATATTATCTTGGAAGTATGAACCACATATTTCTAGAAATCTTTCTAATATGCCCTTACCATTGACTTTATAAGTATCTTGCTCCTTAAATTCAAATGGTAAGAAATCAATTAGGTTTTTAAGATTCATCATACTGTTTCATTTACTTTAAGTGTTAACTGACTTGAGTCTTCGAATACCGGGATATTATAACCGGGGTCTGTATAATCCCTGTTGGGTTCTGCAATGGTTATGGTATACCTGAATCCAGATTGGTAGCCATTGTTCTGAATATCAAGGGCAAAGATAAACCCATTTATATTATCTCGGATTTGAGTAGTCTTACCTACTTCCCCATCATAAGAGAATCCCCCCTTCAGAGACTTGATTGTAAATTTAGTTCCTGAAGAGAAAGATATAAAGTAGTCCATAGAACCATTAGCCTCATCCAATTGGAATTGACCAAGGATTAATTCCTTGTTACCATAGATTGTTATAGGCCAGGGTTTAGTATAGAATTTCTTTAAGTGTAGGTAATCTACGGATTCCAAGTTATCGATGAGTGCATAGATATCCGAGATTCTTACACTACCACCAATATCCGAACTCTCTGGAGAGTAAGCATTAAACAAAGCACTGAGTATTTGAGATTGAATCTCTGAAGTCTTATATGACTTCTTACCAGTAACTTCTATATCCAATATGATATTAACTCTACCTGCCGACTTAACAGTTAACCAAGTAGTAAGGGGTGAATTCTGATGTAAGATATCATATACCTTCTTAATCATGGCAGAGTCGGCAATTACACCATTGTCTGGTGCAATGTATACAATAAGTTTTCTACCGCATTCGTATTCAGCTTTAGCTTTACTAACTCCATCTACCAGTTTAGCTAAGTCTACAAAGTCCTGTTTAGTAACAGCTACTCCCATAGTCTTAACACTCAAGGGTATATGTTCCTTGAGCATACTGAAATTTTCATAGCTTGAACCACCACCTGCATTGTAGGTATTACTTACAGTAGCATCTGATACTGAAGAGGATATTACTGAGGGCACAGATGTAATGGTACCAGACTTAACGTTACCATTAATACCGGTAGTGAGATAGAATACTACATCAGAAATCTTTGCACCTGCTGCAGGTTTCTTTCCATTCTTACCATCTCCAAAGTAAATATAAGGATTAAGAGATTCATCTATCACTACCATAAAATGATTATCTGTAGGCTTTGAATAAGCAAAAGTATTTACTAATACCCAGGATTCTCCACCGATTTTCAGGGTCATAGTTCCGTGTTCGTAATATTTACCATTAGGTAAAGTACCAAGAGTAATCATTACACGTTCATCAGAAGGTATAACCATACCATTGATTTGACTTTCGGTATATAATTCATGTTGTACTACAGGTACCTTACAATCGGTAACATTAGCATACCAAACTACATCTCGAGTAGATAACCATTTGTTACCTGACTGGTCTGTAAATAGAGTTCCGGATGGGATAGTTAACTTAGCACCAATAGAATCTCCTGATACATCCCGAGATATAGTTAAATCTACTGATGCTGCAATAGCACCCCTTGCATGATAATCTACCAAGGCTCCATGCCTAACTACCGAAGTATATTTCCGAGCAGTAGGTAAGAAGGTTTCCCTTGCCATATTATCGATGTAATAGTGAAGAACTTCGGCAATAGCCGCAAATAATGAAAGGATAATGATTAATATATTTCCTTCCGAGTAATCCGTTATGAGTACATTCCCATCTTTATCTTTTATACCCATAAGAGATTCTATCAGCTTGGCCTTAATCTGTTGATAAGACCTCTGATAAGGGTTGAGCCATTTATTAGTGATTCCCATATTATTTTGTATTTAATGAATTATCTAAGTTGTTATAGGTAAGGTATAGGTATTGGCTAGAGCCTGTACCATTAATAGAATATTCTACTTCTATGTTTACCTTTGCATCAACTCTAGCAACCTTGATACCTTTAAAGGTTAATCTTTGTTCCCAGGTACCAATTGCAGTTTTTATAAACTCTTTAATAATAAAACTCAGGGCTTGTGAATTTGGCTCTTCTATACATTCCCATAGACGATTCCCAAAGTTTTCCTGTCGAAATCTCTGGCCTATCATATAATATAGGATAGAGTTAATATTATTCCTTACTAACTCCATATCTCCATTAACCGGATACCATCCAGTTTCACCGTTTTCGTTTCTGTTTAGTTTAATAGGGAAAGTCATACCTTTTCCTATTATGTCAGTAAAGTAATTATCCATTAATGTATACATTTAGTATCCTCGTAATCTTCTTGTTTGAATTCCGAGAATGGTTGACTTGCTTGAGTTACGGTAGGTCCTGAAGAACCTGGTCCAGTAGTTACACCTGAGTGTACATGAGAATTGAATAGAGCTCTAAGTGATTCTAGTTCTTGAACAGTTTGATTTAACTTCTCGGTTAATTCTTTGATATTAACCACTCCTTGGTTTGTACCTTGATTCAAGATTACTGTATCACCTGAACCTACATTTACATCTCCTTGAGCTTGGATAGATACGTTACCTTTTGCAGCTACTCCAATATCTCCATTGATATATATGGTTAATCTACCATTGTCATCATCTAAAGTTATTAGATTACCTTCTGGAGTAATAATACCCATTTTGTTTGGGCCATCTAAAGGACTTGGTATTTGATTCAAAGCCCAACCGTGATATTCCCAAAGAGGTTTAGTGGGGTCTCCAAATTCAAAGGTAACAAATACTATATCACCAACCTTAGGAGCTAAGAACTTAAATCCATTATTGATAGAACCATGTTGACCCTTTGGATAAGCCCAAGATATGATACCATTCATTACTTCTGGGCAACATACCTTGATACGATTCATATGTTTTTCTTGGTCATCATTATCTACCACAATGCCTCGATAAACTGAGTAGTATCTACCCAATCCTTCGAGGCCATCTTCTGTTATTAACTTAGCGGTCGAGTACATTATCGGTTATTTTTTTTTGTTTTTTACTACATTAAGATATTCGTTTCTTGCCCACTCGGACCAGTCAAAAGAATACTTCTCTTTCATAGCCGGTGTTACTTTAGATTGGTCTACCTTAACTACTTTGGTTTTACCATAGATTGCAGTACCATTAGAGGTAACTATAGTACCTTCAGTTCTTACAGTACCTGCTGCTAAAGCTTGAGGGTCTTTAGCATTAAGTTCATCATAATAGAACTTATTCTGTAAGAACTCTCCTGCACCTTTCTTATCTATGATTACATTCTTATCGTTCATGAATCTTTCCTTAAAGTAAACTGCTTCACTGTAAGTGAACTCATGAACAATATTAGAAGCATTAGCAGTACTCTTCTTGTCTTTACCAAATTGAGTTTTAGCTCTATCCTTAGCATCATTGCTTACTATATCTTGAGTACTAAGTTGAGTCTTGGATGTAGTCTGACCCGCCTTGGCATTACTCTTTATCAAATCCAAAGTACATAGATAACCTTGACCTGCATCCATTGAATGCTGTACAGATTTAATATACCAATACCCGGACCAACGTTTACCCACATTTTCTAAAGAGATTACCTGAGAAGATTGTAATGAAGGTCTACCAACTACAGTCATTTGGCATACTAATTTCCTTTCTGTAGTTTTAAGACCTCCATTGGCATTAGCATTCATGGCCCAAGCTACTTTATCAGCTCCACCATATCTACCAAATAGATTATGATATAATTTATATATTGGTACTAATACTGGGACCTTCTTCATCCTTCGAATCTTAACCTTAGCTTTAACCTTACGAGTCATAGTAGGTGTAGTTACTCCCTCACCAGAATATTTTAATTCATAGGTATCAGGGTATACCGTAATATATGGATTCTTTTCCATAGCTGCTATACCTCTCTGAGATTGGTCATTAGCTGAAGCAATTTTAAATTTATTACCTTGAGTATCTCTAAGGTCTATCATGTGTAAAGGTGTCATACCTTCCGGGTCATATTCACGAGGGTCTACCCATTCTTCTGCAAGGTATTCCATTTTGTATTCTCCAGTGAATAGGTATCTTTCGTTTTCTAGTAATTGCCTTAGATTACTTTCTAACTCTTTCCCATTCTTAGAGTTCTTTAGGATTTGCTGAAGTTGTCTCTTCTTATCGCTTGGTAAATTATTAGCTGCCGTATTGATAGCTTCCCTATATTGGTCAGTACTTAAGTTATCTAACATCTCTTGTTTACCTGATTGATAAGCAACATAGGGTTTCTTAGAACCATATTCTTTTACTGCTTGATTATGTTTCTGAGCTTTAGCTCCATACCTTTGCTCAGCTTCCATCTCTGCAGCAATGTTAGTAGTAGGATGACTACGATAATCTTCATAAGGTACACTACCATAATTGACTACCATAGTATTATCTACTTGAGCTACATAAGGAGTAGTAACTGTAGACATCTCCTCTTTAGCTTTTTCTGGTTCTTTTATATCGGTAGAACCTACAATAAGGCCTTTATCATCGGGGTCTATAGTTTCGGTTAATTGAGCCTTTGCCCTTTTAGTTACATTCTGCATGGTAAAGGATACCCTAAGTACCTCTCCATTCTCTGATTGATATATGTAATTGTATTCAGGCTCTTGAGTAAACTTTCGATTGTGAATATAAATTACACCATCCCGAGAATCAATATACCAAGGACCATTAGGATAACCTTTCATCTTCTGTTCTAATTGAACCAAGATGTTATTCCCTATTAATCCTAAGTCACTATCTATCAGAGCTTTTAAATCTGCCGGCATAGGTACTTGAGCTACTCCACTAAAGCTATTAGCGTAAAGTATCTTTCCAACAGTATTTCGACTTTGTTCTGTCGGGACCTGTAGTGACTCATAGACTTTATTACTTATTACTTGTTTAGCCATTACTGAAATATTTCTATGATTACACCGATATCATTGTTACAACCCTTATCTAAAAAATTAGATAGGCTATATTCTGATAAATCCGAATGTGTGTAAGGTGGTTGGAATCTTAAATCTCCAACTGTATCTATACACTTTAATGTCACATGAGTTCCAGTAGAATCGAATACACAATCCAAATCTCTTACCTTAATACTTCGTACTGGGCTTGAAATGAATTGACCATCAGGGTATATGTATCCCCACTGAAGATAAATAATTGAGCTTTCCTGGAGTTCTGGGATATCTACCGTATCTGGGTCTCCAGTATCAAATGTGATGGTTGCTAAGTTCTCCTTTTCCTCATCATACTTGTAGCTCCAATTACTTATATAAGCGCCGAGAGGTATGCCTGTAATTTTATTCATTATGGGCATACCTCCAGAATCGAACAGTGCCATATAGGGTGTTGCTGTTCCATTATAAAGAATTGGTTGATTGGGTTTCTTAGTTTCCATACATAGGTATTCGTATTAACTGATAAGGTTCGAGTTCTGCAAGAGGGTTTAGGATATTATTAGCCTCAGCTATTAAATACCATTTCCCAGAATCACCATAGTAACGATAGGCAATATTCTGTAGGGTTTCTCCATCCATTACAGTATGTTGTTTATCGTTATTTGTATGAGGAACTGAAGGGGGAGTTACCTCCAAAGAATAATCACCCTCATCATATTTAAGAGCTACTGCCCCATCATAGGGGCTAGCTCCGGTTAAGTATTGATTCAAGTCTATCATAAACTGATTCCTTTCGTTTTCTTTAGAGCTTCTTCACTTACAATATCGGCATAGGATAAGTTGTAAGCACTTACTCTCTTGAAGATTAATTCTTGAGTTGCAGCTGCAGGAAGTAATTTCAAATCATCAATCTCGCATGACTTACCTGCAATCCTTATCCTTGAAGCATTTCGAAAATTGTTTAAAGTATAGGTTGCTGAAGTAAGGATGTACTGATGATTCTCGAATATACCAGAATTGCCCCATTCAATCTTTAGGATTGGTGGGCTTGCCTGATAAGAGTTTGCCTTAGACCACATCTCTAGTAACCTACATTTAGTAATTACCTCTTCAGGATTTTCTGGGTCATTACAGAACCATGATACATTGAATTGTATGATATCCTCTGCACCAGTATAATGATACATGGGTGTATTACGTCCCATAGATTTAATTGTAGCCCAGGTAGTTTCTCCTCGGAAATCAATAGACTGTGGTCTATTCTGAAGAGTGATATATTGATAAGGAGATGATATCAGATTGTATATCACTACCTGATTCATATTACGAACTTCTGGCATTACCATAAAAAGTTCTCTATTCTTATTTACGGAATTGCCTTTAGCTGGGTCCATTTCTTCATAACCAAAAGGAACTCCACCTTCTACCTGATGTTTTAATTCCATCCGATATTGGTTTTGTATCCTTTGGTTTACTTTGGGATTCTTTGAGGTAGCTCTTGGTCCAAAAGGATTATTAGGGTCATATATCTTTCCTTTATCTGCAGTGTCTTTAGGTAAAGTAGATGTAGCCCTATTTAAATAAATCCTGGCCCTCCAAAGTTTATTTAAAGGACCAGTAAGAACTCCAGCAGAATCTCGAGTAAGGTCATTATACTTTTCAACAACCCCACCTGCTATTTGATTCAATATTCTTGCCATGATTGTTTTAGTTTATTCCTAAAGCTATACCAGTAAAATCTTGTTGGCCTCCAGGAGCAAAGTCTCCAGCAGGTTCTCCATCTACTGAGATATTGATTCTTGAATCCTTGAAGCCATCCCTGATTGCAGACCTAACTGCATCCACAAAAGCCTGTTGGTTTCTTTCTTGAATGGAAGCTTTGCTTTCCTCTGAGTTTAGAGCTTCAGTATTTTTATCTACCGAACTTGTAAGACCTCCGATTACATCTATAAGTAAAGGTATACCTATAGATAAAGCTAATCCTACTGGTCCTCCTAAGAATCCCAGAAGTCTACCACCTAAGAATCCTGCAGCACCCCTGATAGCACCTTTCTTAACTACCTGCTGACCTACAGTCTTAGCCGTATTAGTTGCCATAGAACTTGCAGCTCCTGCACCAGCAAGGCCAGCCATAGATATAAATTTACCATCAGCACCTCTAGCAGCTATTCTACCATTCTTCATTTTACCTACAGTACCTCCCATGGGTAATGCAAAGAATTTACCTGGAGCCATCTGTAAGGCAGTCATCCTCATCATCATTGCAGATATATTCCTAAGATGACCTTCAAGAATCGAAGCTTGAACATTGGTTTTAGTCATACCTGAAGCCATACCTTCGGTCTCTGCCGTAGCTAAAGCTTGAAATGTACTAATCATTCGAATAGTACCGGATATGAATTTAAATCCTTGATATAGGGTACCAACGATTGCTCCAGTAGCAACTACCTTTACCAAGAATTTACCAGCCCAGGTTTCTTGGATATCATTGATTATCTTAAGTAAACCTGAACCGAGTTTTAAGATAGGGCTAAATACCTGGGCTAGGGTAGAACCTGCAGTTACTATAAAGTTCTCCCAGTTTGATTTAAACTGTTCGATAATACCTGCAGGAGTTTGTAATCTTTCTTGGGTTAAACCTTCTACTGTACCTTTTGCCGAGTTTACCTTATCCATGAGTTCGGTAAGCTTATTAGTACCTGACCAATAGTCCTGGAGTAAAGCAGATGCAGCTCTGGTACCTCGAACTCCGAAGATATTAAACAAAGCAGAAGATATATCTATACCTCTTCTACCTCTAAGTTTATCTCCCAGCATGGTTATAATCTTATCTAACCTTAAAAGGTTTCCTTGGGAATCCACTAGAGAAGCCGGGTCTATACCTAAAGATTTTAGCATAGTACTACCTGCTTTTTTCTGCCCGGTTACGGAAAGTGTTAAATAGCGCATCATATTTGCCAATGCAGTACCTGCAGATGAAGCTTGGATACCCTGATTACCGAGTACTCCAATTGCTGCAGCTGCATCACCCATACTGATTTTGGCATTTCTAAATTCGGCTCCTGAATATTGGAAAGATTGTGCAAGGTCGGTTAATGATATATTTGCAGAAGTTACTGCAGTTGCCAATTGGTCTACTACCTGAGTAGCATTTTGAGAAGGTATATTGAAGGTCTGCATGATGTTAGTCATCAAGTCAGCAACTCCACCTTTCTCTCCAAGAGGCATACTAAAGATAGAAGCCAGTTTAGCTGCAGGGCCAATCATTTTTTCGATTTGCTCTACATTGTTACCGGCCATTGCCAAGTACCTTTCTCCTGATGCAATATCTTTTGCTGTAAGAGGTGTTACCTCGTTGACCTCCTTAGCAACCTGCATTAGCCTTGCCTGTTGAGCAGCATTTGCTCCAGACATCTTAGAAGCTAAGAATACTTGGTCGTATACTCCTGCAGAATATTGGTAGGCTTTAGCCATACCACCAACCAATTCTTTTCCAAAATCAAAAGCATTAGCAGCAGACATTTGAATACCTCTATTCCAGGTATTCATATCATTCATCATTGTTCTGAATGAATTAGATATCCTGCCTGCTTCATTGGAGAATCGGTCTTTTAATACCATTGCAACACCGACCTCAACTAAGCTTCTACTGTTTATCATTTATTTTTAATCTTTTTTAGGTTATCATAATATTCATCGGCTAAGTCTTTAAATCTTTTTCTTTCTCGATACGGAAGACGCAAAAAGCTGAGATAATCAAGGACTATCTCAGCTCTACATATATAAGCAAATGTACCTGGGTGGTCTACGCTTCCGTCAGGTAGAAAAAAGATGATGATAGCATAACTGGGTATTCAGCCTTTTCTCCAGTAGTAGGATTTTCTACTTCTGTATTACCGCTGAATACTGGGTCATAGGCAAATACTGCCTTACGAATTTCAGCCATATCCCTTACTGAAAAGAGAGAGAAGTTTTCTACCTTTTCCCATTTGTTATCTACCAGTAATCTTAGGTTTCTTGCCATCAAGCCAGCACTCTTGGTTTGTTTTTCTATAGGTAACATAACCAACCAACGTTCTCCTGCACCGGTCATCAAGTCAAACATAACTTGTTTACCAGAAGATAATACTACTTCGTAATCTACGAGTTTCTTCTGCTCTGGATAATAAGGAATAGCATTGGGTTTTTCATCCATCTCTTTTTCGGTAGGTAATGTTCCATAATCCTCAAATACCATTTCTCGAAGTGATTGCCCATAAGTTACTAGCCCACCATTCTGGCCCCAATTATATTCAAATTCTACTTCTTCACCGAGTGAGAAAATTCTTGACATGAAGATAATGTGGTACCGGTCATTCAAAGGGATACGGTCTGCATCCTCTACTGTAAGTCTTCGGTTAGGAGTGAAGTCTGTATCTACTACGATTGCCTGAATAAACTTGGTAAGGTTCATAAGATTCTTAGAATCCATGGGATTTGATAAGATATCCTCATCGGCTCCATTCTGTTCACGAATTGAATACTTAAATCCTGACGGTGCTGTAAATTCACAAGTTCTAAATTCCATATTTATTTATTTTAATTGGTTACTTAAATCCATAGTATCTGATATAACAACAAGAAAGGGGTGAGCCCTTTCTAGGAATCCCACCCCTCCACCTAAAAATCTTAGTTGAAAATAGACTAAGCTTTTAATACTTATCGGCAGTACCTACTGAGAATTCGATACTTTCGATTGTGTTTTCTGAAGCCATTCGGTCCAGGTCTAAACCTGTAATCTTACATGGCCATACCTCTTCGAAGAGGTGGGTGTTAAGTACGGAAACTCCATCTTCGGCAAGTTCATTTACAATTACATTTTCCCAGTATTGGCTTGGTACCAAACCACCACCTGCAATCATATCCTGGCATGAATAGAGCCAGTCATGAAGCCATGTATCTGAACCTGCAGTAGTTAATAACTTTCCTACTACTAAGTTACCTACTGTAACTCTACCGGCAGTTTTAACGTCCCGGTTAACGTCTCCATGAGCAACCTGGTCAATCTCGATATCTGGCAAAGTACAAGTTTGGAACAGATAGGTATTGATAGGGTGCTTAGGGAAAGTGATACTCCAAAGGAATTTCTTTCTCGGATTTTTTACTTTTGCTCCCATGTCTTTTAGTTTTATTCGTTTTCAACAATTGATACCGACTTAGAAGCCTGGTCAATAATGATTGACATTGTAACTTCTTGCATTGGTACGATATCTTTATATTTCAGGATAGCTTTATACTTACCCTGACGAACATCTTGTTCGTTGTTCACTGAGAGTTCACTGTATGAGTTAGCATCTTGGTCACCCATCCAGGTATATTCTGACATAGCATCGCCATCTACGCAGGCATCAAGAAGAGGTTTAACCTCAAGCCAAATCTTATTCCAAGTGTTCCAGATATTTGGTTCTTCTAAATATCTTTCTAGAATTGGTCTAAGATTCTTTTTGAGATACAGATTCAATCTTACAATAGCCAGAAATCTTTCTGAATCTTGTTTTACCTGAGATGAGAAGCAATGCCATAACAAAGTTCTCTTACCCTGGTTAGGTACATCCTTTACGCAAATGATATTTACGTAGTTCTGAGCCAACTCATTAAGTTCGTTAGTTCTTGAAGGAGAACCATAATTCGGACATACAGGACCATTACCATCATAGATAATACCTCTGTTCATTCCGGCAAATGATTTCCATACACCGAATTGAGTTGCAGAAGCATCACCCAAACCAAAGATAGTTCCCAGTACATCTGAATCTACCAAGTTACCGTCTTCATTGTAGTATTTAATACCACCACCGAAGTAAGCTACATACTTAGAGTTACCTACAGTACCAAGGCAAGTCTGTACCCAAGTGTTGATACCTTTCAAATCTCTTGGCTGGTCGCCTTGAGTATAATGAGTAGTATACTTAGGTACTTCAATATAATAGGTATACTCTTGCAATTCCTTAATCATATCTACTGCAGCCTTGTGTACCTTAAGTATATCAGAATCTGTAGTAAGATGTTGATGAAGGTGAGAGCAAGCAAACTGATATACATCTACGTAGTCCTTAACGAACTCGAGAGAAGCAATCCATTCGTCTGCAGTAGGAGTAGTACCTGCATTACCTATGGTACCGTTAAGAGTAACCGCATCAGCAGTAATTGCTGCATTGTTAAGTTTGATATCGATTGGGTTCTTTGTTCCATCGACATCATCCGTTAACCATTTAATGAGGTTATTCCAAGATTTGATACCTTCTACTGTATCGGTCATAACCGGTACAAGGTATTCTGAATTCTTTGCAAAAGCACTTAGAGCAAGGTAGTCTACTGAAGTGTTGTTTACAGTATCTGCTGTTTTGTAGGTAATGATAGGGCCTTGTTCTAATACCTGACCATTAGCACTTACTACTTGATAGTAGATTGTGTTAGCTTGTTTGTAAACTTTTACATTGAAGGTTTCAGCACTACCTATTGGGTCTCCATAACCCTTAGTTACCAATCCGAATCCTACTGTAGTAGAACCAGAAGTAAACTTAAAGAGAGATTTAGGACTTGCTTCTTCAGAAGTAGATTCAGTAACAGAAGAACCATCTTCAGAAGCTCTTACTGCTCTAGCACCTCTTGCTGCAGCTACAGATATAACTCCCTTGGTTGCTCCCTTACCCAATACTCTAATAACACGAAGCTTAGAACCACCCATAAAAGCCTTCTCAATATTTGATACAGAACCATCTGGTACTATCTCAGAACCAAAGAGTCTTTGGAAATGTGAGAAAGAAGTGATGATTTCTGAAGGGTCATCATAAGGACCTTTCGTGGTTCTAGCCAATACACATGAAACTCCTAACATAGGAGTAGTCTGTTGAACATTTCTGTTCTCAAACTCAAACTTAACTGAAGGTGAATTTGGCATATTATACTTAATTTAAAAGTTAGTTACTTATTTAATTAATACCCTGAAGTATTGTCCTTATTCACTTGGAGTTGAAGTAAATCGTTTTCCTGCTTTTCTACTGTACCCAAGAGTACTGAGATATCTGTGATAGGAACTAATTCACCTTCTCCTGCAAGTTTTTCTGGCAAGATACCATCTTTACATATGTACTGATATACCTTTTCGAGTAGGCCATGATTTTCGTCTGGGTGGTCATAGTAATTACCTATCTCTATATAAAGATTTCCAGTAGGAGCAACCTTACCATCTTCCCATTCTTCCAGGTCATTATAGTAAGGTCTTACATACCCTCTTGATGGCAAAGCTTCATACATGATACTATGAAGTAATCTCATATCTTGTTGAGTATTTGCCACAAGATGTATATCCAGAGTTATGTCTTTAGTCTCATAAGGAAATTCTGAAGCTTGGTAGTTACCATTCTCTAGTTTATCTCCTATGATATATTTGTTCACACCAATATCACCATTATAGAACCCTTGCAATTCTATGGTGATTCTGGGACAAGTCTTTGCACCTTTTACCTGATTATTACCTACTCCAAAGATAGGTATGAATTTCTTTAAGGCTTCTGAATCCTCCTTAAATCTTTTCTCATTCTCTAAGGATAGTGGTAGGTAGTCATCAGGATTTAATGTAAGCTTTCTTTTTAATGCTGTCGTTAGTAGACAGATATAAAAGGTTCTTTCTACTATTTCTTCTGTATTTACCATAATTTTACACTATTTGAGCAGCTAACAAAGGAGTGAATCCATAAGTACCACCATCAGTAAATACACACTCGAAGTTAGCAGAAGTTCCACCTATCATCACTCCTGCAGTTTTTCTAGCATGTACAGTTGCTGAAAAAGTAGTTTGTGGTATATTTGATATATTACCGTAATTAGTAATCCAATAAGTTACAGTTACATTAGAATTAAATAACTTAACATTCTGTGATTGACCAACTGTTGGCATTTTAAAAGCCATAACCTCTTCTGATACCTTTTCACCTTCTATTAGTTTATCTCTATATCCAGTAATCGTAAATCCTACCGAAGTTTCATATACATTAGCATTCTGGTCTTTGGGTACGAATAAATTTACAGTTGGTGGTTCTAACCTATAATTATAGGAAACCGTACCTGCTGCCTGAATAACCTGAATGGTTTTATTATTACTACTTCCACTTTGTTTGATAGTTAGAGTTCCGGTGATAGCTTGTTCAGTATGATTCTTAGAAGTTATATTTACCTCTAGAGTCTTTTCTGCTGCATCAGTAAATCTAATACCAGCAGTAAATGGAGGTTCCTCTAGGAATTCAGCCGTAACCTCTACATTTTCCCAATCTCCTTGAGGAGTACCATTTATCATTTCTCTACGACGAGATGTAACTACCAAAGTATCAGTCCCACCTTTACCCAGAATATTAAGTGTATCCTTATCTACCTCTAATTGGTATTCGTAATTAAGGCTACCTTTCTTCTGAAGGAGGTTAACTGTTTTGGTAACTCCATTGACATCTATAATCAATGAAGCTCTCTTATCTGATTCAGTATCATTCAACTTTAATGGGTGTACCATTACAAGTGTAGGACCTTTACCAGATATTTTATCTGCTTCAAAATCTGCCATTATTTTGTATATTTTCTGAGTTCTTTTCTTACTTCATTACGTATAGACTTCTGTAAAGCATCAGCTCCACCTGCAGCTTTATAAGCAGGTCTCCATAATTCACGAGCAGGTAAGTTACCATCTCTACTACCGTATTCTAATATGATAGCAATTTGATTAAGGGTTTTACGAGAAGTCTTTCCAAAGTAGGTTGTCTTTTTCAATCCAGGAGGTAGACCAACAAAGGTTCTGTCTTTTCGGTTCACTATAGTAACTGACCTTGCATATTGACCAGTAAGGTTTAATAAAGTATGAGAACCATACTTCTTAAGAGTAGCAGCCGAATGAGGTGGCCAAGATACTCCGGAACCTGGAGGAGGAACTCCTGTATTTAAGCTCCTCTTAACAATACGAAGAAGTTGATTACCGAACTTCCTTGAACCCAAATCATAACCTCTTTGCATAATTTGGGGAGTTCTAGTAATCAACTTTTCTGCTTGCATTTGTTTCCTTGGGTCTACATAAATCTGAACACTTCCTATCGGGAGTGATATATTTATGTTAACCTTTTTTGCCATCTTTCTTTTCTTTGTTGTTTAATCCCAACTCTTGGGCAATTTGCAAGAGAAGATTCTCCTGGGTTGATAGCCGAGTGTCTATCTCCATCTTAAATGTTTCAAGTTCTTCGGGTTTGTAAGCCTGAGCTGGAGCTTGGGGGGCAATCATACCCTCAATTGTCTTAAAGATATTATCGCATTCAGTTACGATAGTTTCATACTTATCCCGGTTATTAAGAACATTCAAGGCATTGGTTCTTTGAACATTTACCTCATTAACAATGTTATTAAGGTCGGTAGTATAGTATACACCATTATGAATACCTTCCGTAGTTTGAACAGGTAAGAAGATTGTAAGTGAGGATACTGAATCCTGGATTACCACTTCTATACTTGAAACAAAGTTGCCATCATTGCCTGAAGACATAGGTTTAATTTCACCAACTCTGATTACTGTAGCTTTGTCAAAGATTGGATACATAGAACGTCTGTCTCTTTCTAAGGTATACAATGTATCACCTTTTTGTAGTTTCGAAAAAATCAATTCTTCCATAATTACCTCCTATTTATTAAATTTAAACCGAATGATACTGCACCTGGATTTCCCCAGGCTATGTTAAGATATAGAGTTGGAAGATTTGAATCCTTAGGTGTTAAGGTAATATCGGCAATAGAATCTCTACTGTAACCATTATAAGTTTGTTTTAAAGTTACTTGGATTTGTATTCCTCCACCGTATTCGCCAGACTCACTAAGGATACTTGGAGTTAATTGAAAATAACTTTCCATACCAACACTCATTACTATACCTAACTTATAATCTTGTTGAGAATAACCTACTGAAAGACCTGTATACTCGTAATTATCATAACTAATTTTTTTTACTTTTCTAATATTAGAAAGTTTAATTTTTAGAGGTTTACTATAAGTAGGTAAACCTACTGCATACATATCAATGGAGTCATTCTCTGCCGGTAAAGATATTCTAGCTCCTAAATATCCTCCGGGAGTATTCATACCACCACTACCAGTAGTATCTCCTCCATCTCTACTACTCCAACCAAATCCAATATTTAATATATCAGAAGCTCCGTAAGAGTAGTAATTACCTAATTCACAATTTAGTTCAGTTGCCATTGGGTCTTGGCTAACATAGGCATATAAAGCTTGATTACCGTTACCAGGTTGTTCAAATCTAACTTGCAAATTTCTTGCAGAATCTCCTTCGTTATTGGTTAGTGCCCTGAAAGCCCAGTTATAGGAGTTATCCGAGTTCTGTCCATTATCAATAACCTGCAACCAATCTTCAGAAGGTGGTATGAATGTAGGTTTGACGTACTTCTTGGTAAACTCTACTCCATCTCTTCGTAAGCTTACGTAGGATATAATATCCCTACTACCTGCACTACTACCATATATATCACCATCTAGAGTAATATTAGTAATGGTACTTCCTTCTTGTTTCCAACCAAATTCAAAAACTCTAGTATATGGTATTGGGTTTACTAGTAGGGTAATAGTGGGTACTGTCCCTACCTCTTTACCATTAATTACAACTTTAGGGTTATATAAAGTTATGGTATGAGTACGATGGTATTCGGCTAAGTTCTGTACAGAATTAGTAATACCTATAAAAGCATTTTCAGAATCCGATTGTAGAGTAGCAGATACCTGACCACTGGGTGAAGCTATTGCCGAGTTGTTTTCAGCTATGGCTCTAGAATCCCAAGAAGTAGGAGTACCCTCTACTCCATTGATAGAATTATATTCTAGTATGTGTAAATCCATCCTTACAGAATTTTCCATACCCGTAGTACCTTCTAATTCAACTTCTGTTACGTTTTCTTCTACTGTACCATTACTATAGTTTGCAGTCCAAGATATTTCATACCGTGTAGAGATTGTTGCAGCATCTTGGGTAAATGCCCAACCATTTTCTACTTCAGCAGTACCATTATAAAACATTACACTACCAGACCGAGTTTGATTAGTAGTATTTTCTTTTACAGAAACCTCAAAATCATATTCATAATTGGTAGGATTACCACCAATTAAATCTACAGAAGCCCAATCGGTAACGGTAGAATCCAAATCAAAATCAGGTTGAACAGCAACTTTACTCGTTACTTTACCATTGATTAAGGTTTCCCTATAAGATTGAAGTGTAACAGTTATACTCTGAGCTAAAGCCGAAAACATTCCATCTGGAATTGGTTCTACATAATTGATATAATCCCTAGTAGTAATACTTGCAGCTAACTGATTAAGGTTAAGGGTAATCTGTTTACCAGAACCTCCCTGTTGTAATACTACTGTACCTCTTCGTATACTAGCTTCAGTATTTTCATATACTGGTATAGTAACATCATAATCTGCCCCTGAACCACTAGTACTTGATACCTTAGCAGATAAGGTACCAGTCCAATTAGGTTTACTTATTACTGAAGTTTCTACCAAATTATAGGAAGACTCTTCTACCCCATTCACAACTTTATGTCTTCTGGATTTAATTACTGCTTTAGGAGTTGCACCTGCAGCAGCTACAGAGGGAAAGTCCGTAGTTACTCCAAAATAATAATTATAACTAACACTAGCACCTGCCTGGGTACAAGCTAATTCTATTTCTTTACTACCATAGGTTAAATCAACTGATAATCTACGGGAAGATTCTGAAGTATTATCGGATACGGTACAAGTTATATCAATTTGAGTACTGCTAAATCTACCAATATCTACATTGGTAATATAAGAAGATTTAGCTTTTACTGTAGGTAATTCTGAATGCCAAGTAGAATCTTTACCGTTAATTACGTCATAGTACCCACATTTTACAGAACCTTTAACCTTATTAGTACCCATAGCTGCTGGTGCGTCTGGGAAATTAGATATTACTTCTAGTACATCTCGAGTAGTTACAGTACCTGCTGCTTGATTACAAGTAATGGTTTGAGTTTTACCTGAATCATATTGTTCATACACAACTTCCCCTACTCTTGAATTTGTGGTTTTATTTTCAAACATGGTTATCTCCCTTATATTAGGAGACCCAGTTGAGGCTATGTAAGCATTAGAGGATTTAACTCTTATATTAACTCCCTCCATTGAGCCTTCTACCAAAGAGCCATTAATATACTTTTCTCGGTAGCTTGTAATAGTACAAGTTTGCATAGTACCCAAAGCGTCAAAGTTTAATGTAGGTTGGGTAGTAGTCATTGTATATACCCATTCTACTAAATATGCACTTTGAGTTACCGTAACTTCTTTATAGACAGTGTCCATAGTTGCCCTTACTACTACACTCCTTTGATTTGCAGTTGTGTTTTCTGCAACAGTCAAAGTAGTACCAGATAAACTGAATCCGGTTACTGCAGTAGGTATACTAAGAGTAGGAGTACCAGTAGCATCTGATGCTGCATTGGTTACACCTGAAGACCAATGATTAATCCTACTTGCCCTTGCACTTGCAGAGATTTGTGATGTACCACCTTGCTCGGTAAATGTACTCGGATTCGCAGAGATAGAAACTACCCATCCACCCTGAGTTACACTTTCGATTTTATTCTCTGCTTGATATAAGTCGATTGAGGCACTACCAGATTTACCATTAAGAGTAACGGTTAATGTACGGCTCCCTAATTTAGTTCTAGCCTTTGCAGTTGTGCCAAGATTAGAACCAGAGATATTTTCAGACCATACTACTGAAGCTCCAGAACTTATAGTACCACCATCATTGGTTTTACCATTCCATCCCCAAAGTTGAGAATAGGTATAAGTAGGTGTAGCTGCAGTTCCTCCCGATGCAGGGATATCTGCGATGCTTCCTAAATATACTGTAGGTGTACCATAGGTTTTTACACCAGCTGCCTGAGACAAAACTGGTGTTAGTTTCTTACCGGATTCTGCCTGAGTAAGAGTATCAGTATAAGAACGAGAACTTTCAGACTTATTTTCTAAAGCTTCGTAATACCCACTCTCTACTGAAAGCCATGATGGTAAACTAGGCCTTGAATAATCAACATTTACTGGACTACCCACAGCTTTACCATTTATATACTTTTGCTTATTCGAAGTAATAGTTAATTCTGTAGGTGTACCTTTACCACCTATAGCATTAAATACTAATGAATTATTCTTACTTGTAAAAGTATATTCCCAAGTTTCAACTCCTGCATCCTGAGTAAATTGAACTGTTATCTGTTTACCTGACTCATTCTGAGTAAAGGTTAAACTTGCAGAACGTTGATTTAGAGTTGTATTTTCTGAAGCTTTATAACCTTCATCATAAACAATCCAGTCCGGATAAGCAGATTGGGTATAACCCACAGAAATAGTATCTCCGATAGCTACTCCATCTATCTGTTTTTGTTTAGTAGTACCTAAACCAAACCACCGAGGAGTAGAATACCCTCCCAAAGCTGGGAAGTTTAAAACTGTGTCTACTACAGTAAAAGCATATCTATAGGTTACCTTATGAATATCAGAAAGTTGTACGGTTTCATTGTTTCCATAGGAACTGGCATTGGATATTTCCAAGCCAACGTAATTTTCTCCCGTTCCTGTAGGAGAGAGTGCCAACAATTCAGCCTTGGTAGGGCATTCGTTTGAATCCTTACCAAGGCCTACTTTAGTTTTGACAGCACTCCATGTTGCTATCTCACCCATATTAATCTAAGTTTGTGAACAAAAGTTTTTCTCTTAACTCATCAATCTCAGCTTTCAGAAGTTTGATACCTTCGATTGCCAATACTGACATCTTAGAATAATCTACCTCTTTAACCAGGATATAGGTTTCTCCATCCTTTTCTACCTTTTCGAAGGCTTCAGGATTAGGAACTGTTTCAGGTTTAACCGTATTCTCAGAGACTAATTCTGGGAAATGTTTTTCGATTGTCTGAGCAATTGTACCTATATCATGATTACCCCGAATCATAAATGAATCCGTAGGTATAGAGCAGATTTCATCGAGAGTATGTTCCAATGGTTTAATGAAAGTCTTAAGTCTTTCGTCGGATTCTTTCCATAAACCAGAAGGAGCAGATACTTTCTTAAAGATAATCTCAGCAGTAGTACCTAATCCCAATTGGTCTCTTGTTACTCCATGAGGATTACTCTTATTTTGGATGTGAGTAGTAAGATTGGTTTGAGCGTTGGTACCTGCAGCCTTGGCATCTGCAATAGCCGTAGCTTGAGCAGTAGATACTGGTTTATCTGCATCTGATGTATTGTTAACATTACCCAATCCCACTTGAGCTTTAGTTACTCCATGAGGATTAGATTTATTACCAATATGGGAATCTACTTTGGCATTTACAGTAGTATCTGTTTGAGCTCTTGTTGCAGCTTCATCTGAAATTAATCCTTCTATTCGGGTAACCTCACCTTTTCGGTCATTAACTTCTTTAGTGATATTATTCTGCAGAGTAGTATCTGCACCTCTTAATTCTTCAGCAACTAATTCAACTGCAGCTTCAAGGTCAGTTCTTACTTGAGTATCTGCAGCTTTTCTGTCGGATACCTCTTTATTGATAGCAGTAGTGAGTTCTGTTTTAGCAGCAGCTATTGCAGAATTTCTATCTACTACCTCTTGAGCAATATCATCAGCCAATTCTCCTTGCAAAGCATTAATAGCCTCAGTTCTTGCTGTAACCTCATCTGAGATTTGTTTTGGTAAAGTAGTATCAAGCTTAACCTTATCTGCAGCAGCCATAACACCAGCTTTAGTAGATGATGCAGTAGGAATTTGTAATCCTTGGATACCAGTACCATCTGCCCTTTCATAATTTATGGCAGCTTTAGAGGCATCTGTAACAATTGAGATTAATCGTATAGGATTAAAAGCCATAAGAGCATTAAGATTGTCTGTAGTAGTCTTACCCTTAGCTCCATCATAAGCAGTACCAGTAATCTCTCCAATTACTACTCCACCAGAAACAATCAGAGACCAAGTAGTACCAGTCCATCTGAATTGATAACCGGGTTCTCCCGTAGTTACATTCTGATAAATCTTTCCTGCCTCTCCCGTTATTGGTGTATTATGGTCAGCATCTGCAAAGAGAGAGATATTAGAAAGATCTCCAGTGGGAGACTTATCGTATGTTGCATATACATCGATTACATCATCTACATATGAGGGTAATTGTTCAGAAGGTACTTTACCATTTTCATCCAGAGAAGCTAATCCACTAGCTTGTGCCTTAGTTGCAATGAAGGCATCTAGGGCATCCTGAACTCCTTGTATGTCCTCGGTTAATTCAGTTTTCAAGGCAGCATCTGCTTCTGTTCTTGCAGTTACCTCGTTATCAATTCGGGTACCCAATACAGTATCAGCAGCAGTTCTATCCTGAACTTCCTTATTGATAGCCGTAGTTAACTTGGTGTCTAAGGCAGTATCGGCATCTTTTCGATTCTGAACCTCGGTAGCTATTGAAGCTTCTAAAGTGGTCTTTGTAGTTTGGATTAATTCTTTGAGTTCTGTTTCCAGTTCTGAAGTATCAGTTCCAAGACCATCAATCAAAGCCTTCAAAGCTTTACCTTGTTCTGCACTTAATGGTACCTTAGTTCCACCTGCAGTTAAGTTATTTACTACATCTCCTTCGATAAGAATTTTACCAGCTCTTACTGTAGAAATAGACCAAGCACCTTGAGCAGTTCTCTTGAACTCTCTGTAAAACTCCATACCTGCCAATTCATACATGAATCTCAAAGTAATGGCACCAGTAGTAGGACCACTAAGTTGTAAACTCAATCTAAATTGTTGATAGAAATTGTTGCCGGTATCTACCAATATATAAGGACGGTGTGTAGTGTTATTTGCAATCTCATTAAGCAATTCATCAGTAAATACTGCTGCAATCTCTTCTGAGGTTGCCGAAGCAGATATATTGAATGCTGCTGCCGGGATAATAATTGGTTCTAATTGAGCATCAAGTTTTTTCAAAGAATCAACTACATCAACTGAACCTCCCATATAATTCGTATCAGTAAGAGCTGGCATTCCCAAATCATTGGTAAGACCTACTGCAGCTTTTACCTTATTGAATTTAGAATCAGCATCTGCCTTATCTACTTCGATACGTTTTTGTACTTTACCAAAGGCTGCCGAAGTAGTATCTGTTACCTTTACATCCAAATCTGCAGGAGTAGTACCGGTTGCCTTTACATAGCCATCGAGTTTGATATCAGTACCATTAAGTATAGGATTAGAATCCAAACGATGAGTATTGATAGTATGAGCATTGGTGGCATCGATATTTTCTTGCAAAGTAGTATCAGCTTCAGTACGGGCAGTCTCTTCAGCAGTGATATTTTCTTGCAGAGTAGTATCAGCTGCTTCCCTTGCATCTTCTTCGTTATCGATACGAGTACCCAAAGCCGTGTCTGCAGATTCCCTGTCTGTAACTTCTTTATCAATACGAGCTCCTAAAGCAGTATCAGCTTCTGCTCGGGTAGTTGCCTCTGCAGTGATATTATCCTGCAATGTTTTATCGGCAGACTTACGTTCTGCAATTTCGGTATCAATACGAACTCCCAGGGCAGTATCAGCAGCAGTTCTTGCAGCTTCTTCTGCATCTAGAGCATCTTGAAGAGCCTTATCAGCAGCCTTTCTTTCTTCTCTTTCTGTTCCCAAGTCTGCAGTATTCTGGTCGATTTTACCTTCTAACCGAATATCTTCTGCCTTACGAGCAGCAATCTCGGTTTCAAGTAAAGCCTTAACTTCCAAGTAAGAACCAGAAATGTTATTCTGAATACCTTGAATCAATTCCAAGTTTCTTTGGATATTGGCAGCATTCTGAGTAATAAGAGCATCTTGATTATTTGCTCTTGCCAACAATTCAGTACGAGTTTCAGTAACATAAGTTCTTAAATCCTCTACTGTCTTAGTCAGAGTTGTACTCAGAGTAGTAAGCTTAGCATCTAAAGCAGCATCACCTTCAACTCGTTTTTCAGTTTCTGTCTCAATCTTCGTAGTTAACTCATTTAACTTCTGAGTCATAGTTGTTGCAAAGTTGGGGTCATCACCAAGGGCTTTGGCAATTTCCTCAAGTGTATCCAGTACACCTGGAGCAGAACCAATGATTTTCTGAATTGCAGCTTCTACCTCAGCTTCTGTTTGGAATCCTGAATCATTCAGAAGTTCAGAAACTTTAGTGATATAGTTAGCATGTTCTTCAATGCCGTTCAATTTGTTCAAAAGAACATCAGTAAAGTCATTTGAAGAAAGTACTTTGCCATCTACCTTGTCTACCTTCTTAGATTCAAGACCCTGGATAGCAGTTGTACGGTCTGAGATTTCCTGGGCAATCTTATTATCTAATAAGGTATCTGCATTGGTACGGTCTGTAACTTCTTTATCGATATTTACCTGAAGAGCAGTATCACCTGCTAAACGAACATTAGCTTCATCCGAGATATCCTTAGATAAACCATTTACTTCGTCTTTATGATTTGCTATTGCAGTATCCAAATTGGCCTGTATAGCATTCTCTCTAGCGGTTGCTCGGTCTTTCTCAGTATTGATTGCTACCGTATTAGCCTCTACCTTTGTTTTAAGTTCATCTACCTTTTCATTAGATTCTTTCTTTAGGGAATTAATCTTCTCTTCTAATAAAGTATCAGCACCTCTCCTTTCATCTATCTCTCCATTAATCTTATTAGTAAGGATAGTTAATTGCCCACCAACTTCAACCGTTAAAGTTTGAATCTTGCCGTCTATAGCAGTTTCCAATGCAGTATCTGCAGACTTACGGTCTCCAATTTCCTTATCCAGGTTTACTTGAAGGATTTGGTCTGCTGCCTTACGTTCAGCTGTTTCTGTACCCAAAGCAATGTTGGTAGTATCAATACGAGAACTCAGATTACTGTCGCCATTAGTACGGTCTACAATTTCCTCATTAACCATATCCTTAACTTCTTTGTAGTTATCGGCAATGGTTTTATTCATGGCAGTGATTGCCTCAGAGTTCTTTGTGATATTTGCTTGGTTAGTAGCAATAGCCGTGGTATTAGCATTTACCTGAGCAGTCAATTCGTTCTTAACTGTATTGATAGCATCCTGCATTGATAAAGCCAAATCCGAAACTCTCTGAGTAAGAGCAGCAATGTTATCGGTATGGGTTTTATCTGCTTCCTTTCTATCAACAGTTTCTTTGTCGATATTTGCCTGCAAGATAGCATCAGCATCTTTACGGTCTTGGATTTCTTTTGCCAGGTTATCTTTAACTACTTGAAGAGCAGTATCTCCAGTAGCAGCCGAGTTATCTACATACTCTTTAAGTTCTTCCTTAAGAGCAGCATCTGCTTCTGTTCTTGCGGTTTCTTCATCAGTTATATTTGCCTGGAGGGCTACATCAGCAGCTTCCCGGTCTTCAATCTCTTGGTTTACCTTTTCTGTAATTGCTGCCAACTTCTTGGTGATAGTTGAAGCAAAATTAGGGTCATCACCTAATGCCCTAGCAATCTCTTCCAGAGTATCAAGTACTTCTGGTGCAGAACCAATAATCTTTTCAATTGCTGCCTCTACTTCTGCTTCAGTTTGATAACCGGCATCATTTGCCAATTGTGATACCAAGGTAATGTAATTAGCATGTTCCTCGATTCCATTCAGTTTGGCAAGCAAGAGATCTGTAAAGTCATTCTTAGTTAAAGAATAACCTTCTCTTTTATCTACCTTCTTGGAATTAAGGTCAGCATCTGCAGCAATACGAGCTTCCTTCTCTGCTTCAATTGCAGCAAGTACATCGGACTTATCACCATCAGTCTTTTCACTTAGGGCAGTTATCTTCTGGTCAAGGATTTGGTCCTGAGCAGTACGAGTTGCAGCTTCAGAATTAATATTAGTCTGAAGAACCTGGTCTGCAGATTCCCGAGCTTGAGCCTCTTTATCAATGTTTACCTGGAGGGTATTATCTGCATTGGTACGGTCAGCTACCTCTTTGGTAATTGAATTCTGAAGAGTTTCATCGGCAGCTTTACGATTTACTACCTCATCAGAAAGTTTACTTTCTAAGGCAGCATCACCAGTTTGACGATTAGTGATTTCTTCAGTGAGTTTCAACTGAATGTTTGCATCTGCATTTGCTCTCAATTGGGCTTCTGCAGCAATGTCTTGTTTGAGCTCTGCCTTATCATTGATATGCAATGTATTCAGTTGGTGAATACTTTCTGATAAAGCATCGTCAGCCGTTTTACGAAGCTCAGCTTCTTTATCTACCAAGTCTTTAGCATATGCCTTAGCTTCTGCCAATGAACCAGTAGTTTCATTTCTGAGGTCTGCAATGTCAGCAGTATTCTTATCGACTTTTGCTTCTATCTTATCTATCTTATTGATAAGGTTAGTAACTGCAGTGTCGATTTTATCATTAAGTAAATCCACTGCCTTAATGAAATTAGAGTTAACCTCACTAATTTGGGTACTCAGTTTCCCTTCCTCCTCCTTAGCTCGGTTAACTTCATCTGTCAGTGCATTACGTAAATCCGTTAATTTGTTGGTAATTGTAGTAGCAAAGTTGGGGTCATTTCCCAATGCTTCTGCCAATTCCTTTAATGTATCAAGTGCATCATCGGCACCATCAATCAAATCACTGATAGCTTGTCTTACCTGTTCTTCAGTTTGGAACTTAGTATCATTCTCCAACTGAGAAAGCTTAGTGATGTAGTTTGCTCTTTCTTCAATGCCTTCCAGTTTCTCTTTGAGTTTATCCGTGAAGTCATTTTTAGATAAGTCGTATCCTTCTCTCTTATCTACCTTATTGGCAATAGAAAGAACGAATGCCCAGAACTCATTAATAGTTCCAGCAAACCCGGCCTTTACGAAGTCATCAAAATAACCTTGTAAAAGTCTTTGGTCAATTTCTTCATTTGTGTAATACTTACTTACGTACATATTGTTATTATTTTAAGGATTGATTACTTGCTTACCACAGAAGAAGTCAGAATTCTTATCTCTGAATGGTTCTCCTTCTTTTCCACAGAAGGCATTCATTGGAATATCTGGATGTTCTGGGTCTGGGTCTCCCCCGTCTTCAATATCACCCCTGATTATTGCATAATCTGGAAGTTGATTGATACGGAATTTTATCACCTGGCCAATACCCGGATGAGGTATTATCTTATCCCAAACTTCTCCAAAGTAATCTTGAAAGCAAGTAACGAACTTACCTCCAGTCATAGACTGAAATGTAGTAACGTCTAAATTACTTTTCTTACTTTCAATATGTACTCCAGATGTACCGTTCAAGACAATCAGGTTACTGTCAAACCAAATACCGTTTCCGGTATTAATTGGTTTCCATCGTAACATTAACATCTTTGCCATATACTTTTCAATTTTATTCTACGAATTGTATTTTGGTATCTCGGTCCCTTTTTAGGATAACCATGAAGACTAATGCTTCATCCTTGGCCTGAGCAACTTGTGTATCTCCAGAAGGTTTATAAGTAATACCATTAATTACGAACCTATCTTCAGACCAGTTAAAATCCCAATAGCCTTCTGGAGTTAAATGTCCCAGTTGTTCTATATATGATTTAGTAACCAGTATTGATAAATTCTCATCATCGAGTTCTCCAGTTACTGTTGCCTTATTAATAGGCCAGTTTCTGAAGGCATTGTAATAACATAATGCCTCGATTGGTATATTATAATATTTAGGGATTTCATCTTCTCCATGACTTAGGAGTTGATTTACATTCTTTGCCCAAGTTATAGTTTGCCTACCAGCATCTATATCCAAGAAATCATTTATAATCTTCTTGTATCTATCCCAAGACCGGTTCTTAACCAATCTATGAGGAGTCTTGGTCATCGTTTTCTAATTAAGGTTCTACCATTACGTTTTACTGGAGAGCTGGGGTTTGGCCCATCTATTAATCCAGGTCTTCTTCTGTCTACTACTCTTGGAACTACTACATGACTTGATTGGTCACAGAATGGTAAGTAGATTTCCAATCGTCCAGCTAACATACAAAGGTTTTTTCTTAACTCGTCTATGATACCACCAGGTTGCATTGCTTGAGAAAATGTTTTCCATAGGGAAGATGTTGCATCGGCAAGTGTATCATAGTACTGTACTTCAGTAGGCCCAGTTGTGATTTGTTTGATTCTATCACCTCGAGCTTGTTCCGGTTTAGAAGAACCATCACCAACTTGTTCTTTGGTTGAAGTAAGTTGACTTAGGTATTCTCCTGTACTTGTTAATAAATTAAGGAGCTTAACATTGAGATAATCCCATGCTGCCAATTCCATAATTAATTGGTTTTCTAGAGCTTCATACATTAACTCATCATTATATTTATCCAGTGGGATAATATGATTTACTAGCGGTTGGATATATAACTGCCATTTAGTTATGTACATTGCTTTCTCTTCTGATGACATACCATCTGAGATTTCTGAAGGAATGTAATAATTAATTAGGTTATATATACTATCGGTTAATGTAGTTTTGGACTCTGTATTTACAATTACGATTTTGGTTGCATTTAAGTTAAGTCCTTCGGAGTTCGTTATGTTCAACGCTACTGTATAGAATCCGGACTTTTCATAAGTATAAGTAGGTTGTTTAACATCATAAACGGACCCCTTATCATCACCAAAGTCCCAGTCAAAAATGGCCTTGGCTGGGACTTTGGTTAATACTCTAAATGAAACTTCCAGACCATTCGCAATAGCTACAAAGTCTAGATTGTCCATGGTATCTTATTTTTTAGATTCTTCGAACTCTTCCAACAGAACCTGAATCAGAGTTTCAACTGTATCACCTTTGTCGGCAACAATTTCGTGACGAGCAGCGATAAGGGTTGCTTCTTCGAGAGTATAGGCTTTGGCAATCTTTTTGATTTCCATGCCTTTTTCGAACTGAGCATTCAGTTTCTTTTCCAACTTATCGATGTCATCATTGGAGTATTTGTCGGTAGCTTTCTTATCAAGAACCAAACGCAGGTGACCTGAATTCAAAGCCATCTGAATCTTTTTGGTTCTGTACTGACGAGCACTCAATTCTTTTTCTTCTCCTCTACAAATTGTAATACCTGTAGATTGGTCATGGAAGCTGTAAGCTTTAGCACCTACAGTTACTTTATATTTATCCATAATTTTACTAAGTTTTTAGATGTTTAAAATTAGGGGTAGGTCCTCGCAAAACCTACCCCATTGAGAAATGGAATTATTTGTAAAATAAACCAGGTGTAGTATTACTCAAGGTTAACCAAGAGATATGGGTCAATGTTCATGAATTCAGGGAATCCGAACTCGGTGAACTTCTTCTCTGCAGACAGAATCAATGCAGCATCCTGATACATCTTAGAGAAGCCTGTAGTCAGAGTAGCATAGATTGCCTGAGTTTGATTTGATACGATTCTTTCTGATTCAAGCATCAACTGTTTTGCAGTCAGCTTAATCAAGGCAGCAGTTGTATCAATCAACAGCAAGCCTTGGTCGGGTGTACCCGGGTGAATGTAAAAGTTAGCATTCTTAGGTACAGGAGACTTCACATTCAGTGTAGCTTCAGTTGTACCAGAATGACGTTCTTTGAATTCCGGCAAGTTCAGCATTTCAATTGCTTGGTCTTCACCACCAATCATAGTAGTAAAGTTACGTCCCATACGAGCAGCTCTTACCCAGATATGCAGCAAATCTTTGTAAGTGATACCATTCGTAGTTTCGTATACACCGATAACCGGAGCAGATTCTGAACCATCTGGTTTGTTACCATTGATAACAACATCCATGGCCAGAGTATCCATTGCATAACCGAGCTGAACACCGAAGTCACGAAGGTAGATTGCCAATACATCAAGAGATACGTAGTTACGAACTTCATCAGTAAGTTTGAATCCCTTACCAATTTTGAAGAGACTTACTGATTTCTGTCCAAAGCTTACATCTCCCAATGGGATAGTTTCTGCTTCATTAACCTTTGCAGGAGCAGCATCGGACATGTTAATCATCGGCATGATTGCACTAAGACCACTGATTGACTGGTCAGAAGCAATAATCTCCGGATAGAACGGAGCCTGGCGCATACCAAGAGTGATGGCAGAACGAATGATTTCCGGAACAATCCAACGAACATCTTGCTGAGGCATTGTGAAGATGTTTTCCATTGTGTCGATTTTCGGATTGATATCCAACTTCTCGAACAATTCATCTTGGGTAATACCCCATTTACCAGTGGTAAGTTCACCTAATGTGATGTCCACAGGTTTCTTGTTCTGTGAACCTTGACGGTAAGCATCCAACTGCTGTACCATTTGAGGAAGTTCTTTTGCGAAGTCTTCTCTCTTCAATTTTGAAATATCAACTTTTTCCATGTTTCTTCTTCTCTTATTTAATAAGTACTTGAATTACCTCGTTTGCCTCATCTGCAGGTATGATGGCAATGAAAGGTGTAGCATCTGTTGACTGATTTGCTTTTACAAATCTGTCGTTCAGCAAGTCACCAGAGGGAACTACATATCCTGCTTTTAAGTCAGCAGCATTAGATACCCAGTTACAAATCATGTAACCTTCTACAGCAACAGTTACCTCTACTGGGAATTTGTTCTGTGCCTGGTAAGCAGGATTTACATTGTCGGTTACTGCCACTCCGATATATACCTGAGTAGATTCAGTGTAAGGTTCAATTAAACCGTCTTCTCCAAGAGCTACCGGCATACCTTGCAAAATTGTTTCACCATCTTTTACACAGAAAGCTTGGTGCAATTTGTGTGATTCACTTTTGTAAATCACCGCTCTTGGGGTCTTTTCCCCAAACAGCGTCATTGGCTGGTCTTTATTTACGATTTTAGTCATAACAGTGATATTTATCGATTATTACTTGAATTTCTTCTTATACAAGTCTTCGAGGGTTTCCGAAGTAGACTTGGCTTCTGCATTCGAAGTAGTTGCAGGTTTCTGAGTTCCAGTCTTTTCATCAGTCTCTGCAACAGAAGAAGCACGGCTTACATCATGAGAACCACAGCTTGCACATACCATTGGGAATTTTTCTTCCAGACGACTCTGATAATCCTTAGTTAAGGAGATGAGAGTAACGATGCCAGTAGTTTCGGCATTCAACATTGTAACAATAGTTTCATCGGCTTTATCACCCATCAACTTCTTGTAAGTAGTAACAGCATTTTCACGGAGAGAAGCAATGTGATTCTTTCCTACAGTTGCCATTTCCTTCAAGTTTGCAACTTCTGCATTCAGGTTGGTAATCTGTTCTGTAAGAGAAGATTTCTCTGTAGTAAGATTATCTACCGTTGTCTGAAGACTGTTTTTGGATGATACCAAGCTTTGAATACAAGAAATAACTTCTTCCTGAGTCATTTCTTTGCCCTCTGCCAGAGATAACATATTATCTCCGAAAAGCTTTTCTAAAAATTCTTGCAATTCTTTGTTCATATTTTCTTTATTAGGATTATGATTTTCTTGGGTACCATTATCATTAAAAGAATCTGGAGTATTGTCCTTTTCTTGGAATGAGTTGAAGTCCGTTTTGTAGTCAGTAAAGAAGTACTGTTTGGACTTGTCATCCCGATATTCCTCATAAGAAGACCAGGTTCTTTTTGCAAAGGTTGGATTAATGATTTTACCATCTTCACCAATCTTTTGAGCAAATGAATCAGCTCCATGAGATACCAGGGATGTTTCCATATATCGAACTACCTCAGTAACTATTCTACGAACCATTTCACCTTTAGAGTCATAAGTACCAAGTTTTTGATAGAATTCACCATCTTCCATTCCTGGGTGTGATTTATCCCACTTAAACTGTACTGTTACCGAGTTACTATGAATTGAAGGAGGTTCCATGAGAATACCTCTAGCAATTCTTGGGTTAGCTTTACCATCAATCTTCAAAATACCGTTGATACCTGCAGGTATAGTAAAGCTTCCATCCTTATAAGACTCCTGCCACATTACTTGAGATACAGCTCCAATTGCATTACCAATATTTGTTTCATGGTCGCAATTTACTGTTTGCCCGAGTAACAGTTTCATGGAAGCCTTAAGTACTCCATTCTGACCAAAGTCAGTAGGATTCCAGTTCTTGGATACAATCGTTTCAGAAAGTAACCTAAACATTGGTTCTATGAACTCTTCGTCCTTCGGAGTAAGTTCCGATTTATCAAGGTTTGGATAATAGGTATTATAATCTATATCCCCTCCCCAAAATCCAAATTGAGCAATGGTATCCGGTGTCGGAGTCTTCCATTTGTAATAATTCTCTGAGAAAGCCTGGGCTCCAACTGCTTCTGGGATATACCCAGCCATAATGGTATGACCCTGGCCAATCACCATTGAATCAAGATGCTCTTTGTTTCTTTTAGTAAATTTACTCATCTTGCTTTTGTATTTTGGTCTCCACGAGATGGAGCCGGATTAGTTTTATCTCTTGACCTACGAGCAGATTGATTTTTATCATCTTGCCTTTGCTTCTTCTTAGTTCCTTCTTGAGGGTCTGAGTTACCGCCTTTAGCAAATTGGTCCTCAAGTGAAACTCTTGGTTCATTCTCATCAGGAGAATCATAACCCATTGCCCAAGCATATTGGTCTTGGCTAATGATACCAGCCTTATATAATAAATCCAGGTTTTGGATTTTATACTGAAGACCTTGTTGAACCTTAACTTCATCAGAGATAGTTGAAGTTCCCCATGATATCTTTATTCCCTTATTATCAAAGCCTGCCAGACGCAGTTCTAGAGAATAAAGAAAATCCAATACATAAGTTACAAGCATTTGGATATTTTTTAACTGGCTGATTAATTTAGACAGCATTATACCCGTTGCTCCCTCTCCCGTTGTTGAACTAACTCCAATAAGGTTTCCATTAACTCCCAAACCATTTGCAACTGATTGCTGATTCATGTTCCAGGGTTTCTCAATATTACCAAGCTCCTTGGTAGTTGAATTGAGTTTAAACTCATGGTCATCAATATAACCCGTTACTATTCCGTCCTTCATGCCATTACGAAGATTTCTTTTCAAATCCTTTAGTGTACGTTCAAGACGATTCTGGTAAGCTTGTAAGCTTTCATTAGGATTCTGGTCTGGTTTAGTCATCTTAGCTTCCAAGAATCCTACCATACCAACCATCTCCATTATGTGTTTGAAGTTAACCTTCATATCATGTTGACCTTTTAATGAATCCAATGCTGCCATAAAAGGAGGAATCCCATAAGGTTCATCGGTATCATTAAACATACCAGCATACACATAAGTTTCTGGGTTTAGTTTGATATAATCTTGGTGCTTAACAAAGTAATTCTTATTCCTCTGGTAAGGAGAATATACTCCATTGTTCTCCCTTTTGAAAACAATGTTCTCTGGTCTAAGGAATAAGACTGTATCTAAACTTTCTAGCCTATCATTAGGAACTCCTTCAACAGATATAGCTCCACTAACAAGGCATTGTACAATCATCTTATTAACTAGACCGTCTATACCAGCAGTATACCTGGACCATTTCTTTGTAGCTTCGGTAAGATGTTTTCTCATCTTATCTGCTTCGGCATCTGAATTATTTGGGAATGTTACCGTATGACCTGTGTTTGCCAACTTAAACATATCCTGCAAAGCAATGCCCATATCCGGATTTACCTTATATAAATCACGAATCAAAGGGATTACTTCAACACGAAAAGAAGGATCTACCATTACGGTCATCCCTTTCAGAGTACTGAGTAAAGAGTTATCTTCATCTACTGATACTCTACCAGGAGATATAGCAGCAGCTTTTGGCTTGCTTGGCTCCTTGTTTGATTCAGGAGGTGGGTCTTTCTTTCTACCCCAACTCCAATTAAAATTGAGCTTTTTCATTTCGGTTGTACTATTACGTTAGTTTTTCCTTTTCTTATGTGATTACAGATTGCTTTACCGAATATAGAGTCATCTGCATATACATCCCCCTCTAGGTCTACATCTACTGTAGAATTATTAGCTCTATGCTTACCCATTGCAACTGGCCTACCTAAACCATCATATATGAAGGTATATGCTTCTTGAACAAAGAAAGGGTCTTTAACAGTAATATTATCTTCTCGAATATCCTGTTCAAGTCCCTCTACAATAACAGAACGGTTCTTTTGTGTAGTTAACCATCCTGGAGATTTATCTACCTCAGGTCTAGATTTACCTTTCTTCTTAAGCATTTTCTGATAATAATACAGTTTAGGATAACCTTCAGTTTGAAGAGCAGAAGTTACTGCTAATCCAACATCATTGGATTCTGGAGCAATGGTAGCAAAGTTAAACAAATGCCCTGTATCTCCAAGTAACCTTGCATACTTATCTACTGAAAGTCTACCTTTGAATACTGCTTGTTCTTCTCCTTGTTTATCCATGCAAGTAAATGCAGAGTAGTCAGAAGACCTACCAGTTGAAACGTCAGCACCAATGAAATATTCCTTATCTGGTGCTGGTTCTAAGAATTGCCGATATTGACCATTGAATCTTTTCTTAATAACCGGATAATCACTAAGACAGTCTTCGATAGCTTTTATGTCAGCTAAGTCGAAGACCGTATTTCCAGATGATAAGAAGTCACCATCAATTTCTTGTGCAGTTCTTTTGGTTCCCAAAGCAGAAGACATTTCATTGTACCAATTAATATCTCGTTCTGGGTGCATTTGCCAATACAATCGTAGTGGGTTAAATGGGTTTCCACCTGCAATAGCATCAACCCAAGTTGAGTGGTAGAAGTTACCAACTCCATAAGGAGTGGAATTGATGATAGCAGCTCCACCAGTGGAAAGAGTAGGAAAAGCGGCTGCCCAAATCTGGGCTGCCCATCTAACTACTGCTGCTTCATCAATTACCAATAAGGATAGAGATTCCGAACGACCAGCTTCAGAAGACGTTGGGATAGATTCTATGAATGAGCCATTATCAAACTCTATCATTGATGCAGAACCATATTCTCCAGAACGTCCATTAATAATCGGTGTCTGTAAATACCATGGCAGGTTTTTGTACATGAACTTAATCTTCTTTAGTACCTTCTTTGCTGTTGTGTCCTTGATTGAGATAATGTTAATCTTCTTGTTAGGATGATACATTGCCAACCATAGGCAGTACATAGATATAAGCTCCGTAATACCTGCCTGCCTGAACTTAAGCAGAATATTGAAACGTTCTTTTACGAAGTTATACAGAACCGATTTTTGATACGGGTAAAGTTCAAATCTTACCTTTCCCCTCATAGGGTGTATCACATAAGTGAAAAGGCTAAAGTAAAAAACATCATTACTAACCTTAGCAAGTGTTGCTAGTTCTTCCCTTGTGAGAGCAGATGTGTTAGTTTCTATGTTAATCTTCTTTGCCATAATCAAAAGTTATATGTTACTGAAAACTCTAAGTCAGCTTTTATTCCCGAAAAGAACTTCGGATAATGAAAAGCATTTATACCAAGTTTATAATTGAAATTAGTAGTCTTGATTGAAAGGCCTGTCCCTATGTCTAACATTTGATTAAAGACCCTATATTTACCATAAACGTATGGACTTAGAGTTAGTTTTCTAATTCTTTTTTGAGTTAATTGACCTTCATACCAATTGTACTTATACTTATCTAAGTCCATGTTAAACATTCTCGTTGAATAGGAGTTTGTTTCTTTGTTGAATAAACTTAGATTCAATTGGTTTTTATCCAAGGTAAATTGGACCAGAGAATCTTCTCTACTAATCCTATTCGAAGTAACCGCTGTTGAATCAGAAGCCTGGGGTTTAGTCGAATTGCTACTGTTTCGATAGAAGTCGTAGAGAAGAATTCTCTGGGGCTGAACCAATTGTGTATAGGGTATCACAGGTTTGAAGTTCTCTTTCAATTTGATTGTATCAGGAATGCCAATGACCGATGAATCAGGAAGTTGTCTGATATACGAATTCAATTTGTAATTCCTGAAGCAAAGGTAAATAGTAAATCCTAGCAATGCTAGAATAGTTACGTTCTTAAGAGTCTTCATGGATGAACTTTTTGATTCGTTTCTTGAGCCAATACTTCTCAATAGGAGATATCCTTGACTTCAAAAGGTAAAACTTAAACTGAAAAGTGTGTTCAGTTTCGATTATCTCAAATTTAAACCGAGGAACTTGTAAGCAAATCTGTTTAACAAAGATTAGGATTGTTGGAAGATTTGCCTTCTTAACTTGGGTCTTGGTATTTATCAATCTCATATCACAAAATTTTTAGGTTTCAGAAGTATATAGTTAACATACTTCTCTAATTAGGTTCGGTACCGAACCTAATTATTCGATGAACGAAGTGAATCGAAGTGTTTCTTTTATCCTAATATACCTAATTTCGTATATCTATAAGTATATAGATATAGAGTATATAAAAAATATAGATATATATACGAAGTATATTATATATCTATATTTTTCAAGGTCTACCAGGAAGTAATATATACTTTAGTATATATTAACATTTTTCAGGCATCTCTTGAACCATATTGAAATTTCGTAGACCGACCCTTTAGCTATGGTATACCTTGCCTTGTTAAGCCAGTAAAGGTAATTTCCTTCATCCATGAAAATCTTGTAGGCTTTAGGAAATCCCATAATTGCCTTGAAATCCAAAATCCCAAGAGGGTAACCATCAGGTCGGAACTGTCTATCAGCAGGTCTTAAAGTTAGAGGAGCTTTATCTAACTCTAATCGATACACTCCTGGGAGAGTACTCATCTTAGCAGTCTTTATGGGCCATTTCTTTTCATTCTTGAAGTCACTATTCCACAATAACTGAATCCTTCTAACGGTTAGGTTTTTCTTTGCAGGAAGCTTTCGATAATCATACATCGCCAAAGTCTTTTCAATTGGAATGTTATAATTCAATGGATTCTGGTAATCGTTAAGTAGATTTCTAGTAATTGTTGGAGTTTTTACTTGGAATACTTCATTAAAAGCATTCAAGTATTTCTTACCGGCTTTCTTATGCACTCCAACGATAACTAAACGTTTCCTTGATACTTGGGAGTTCCCATAGTCGGAAACGCTTCTTTCGTGAAAAATAAGTTTATAGTCTTTAAGGGCTTCCTGAAGGTATTCATTGGGTAGAAGAGATAGCAAACGAGGTAAGTTTTCTATAAGAAAAATCTTAGGCTTGTAATAATTGATTCCTTCTATTACTAGACTTAAACTTCGGTTATCCTTGGGTTTACCCAATTCTTTAACCTTTGAAAGCCTCATAATTGAAGCTATCCCGCAATCTGGGGAAGCAACCACAATATCTACTTTCTCATCAAATTCTTGTAAACAAAATCCCCTATAAAAGGGTATATCCCCAAAGTTTAACTTCCATTGACTCTCGCAACTAGTATGAAATACTCCTCTTGGTTCAATATTGGCTAGTATTTTATATTTCTTACTATGTAAAAATGGAAATAATAACGCCCCTTGGGCGGCTGAAACACCTAATATATTCATATATGAAAAATTTAGTTCAATGTAATGTACCCGGTTTTTGTAACTTATATGTTACTAAAGGAGGTAAAGCTTTTAAAATCCAATCTAATAATACTCTAAAAGAGCTTAAAGTAGGTTATAGAACTAACTCTAAAAGAAATGGAACCTATATTAAGCCCACCGTTAGTGTTAGAGTTAGAGGTAGAAAACGTAACTCCAGACAAACTCTGGCAAGATTAGTGGCTTTAGCTTGGGTTCCCAATCCAGATAATAAAAATTGTGTATGCCACATAGACAATAACCCCTGTAACAATCATTATAAAAATCTATACTGGGGTACAGTTTCTGAAAATAATGCACAAAAACAAACTGATGGCCGAGCTAGAGTTTACTCTGATAGATTAAGGCTTAGAGTATATAGATATAAGTTGAGACATCCCAATACTACCTCAAGATACTTAGCCCAAAAATTTAAAATAAGTAAGACTAAAGCTCGGTCAATTGTAACGGGAAAAGATTATGTAATTAAAAATACTTATTTCTTGTAGCTTCTAAGTTTTACATACTTAACCCAGGAATAATGTTTACGAGTTCGGATATACTCCAAGTCATGGTCATTATTATGGGCTTCCTCTTCGAAGCTTACATCATGGTATCTTTCGCTTTGTTTGTTCCACTTAGCAAAGAACATGATGATTAGGTACTCGATTGCATACCATAAGTAGTAGAATATCCACAACATCTCTTGCATTTGTTTGAGATGAATGTGCTCATGGTTGTAATCATAAGTATCAAACTTAGCACCTTTTCTCACAAAGACAATTCCGAATAGGTTCATTGCCTTGTATCCCTTGAAAGGGATGAATTTGTTGTAAATTACCTTCATTATATCTTGTTTTTAAAGTTTTCGTAAGCGTTTTTTAACTTCTGGTCATAGGCATTTTCAGCATAACCAGGACCATTATACTTCCGAGCAAAGCCTGCCCAGTCATGTTCTTTCAGATTTTTCAAGCAACTGGTATTATTCATGTAGTAATACATGAGTTTTAACTGACTTTCATGAGATTCCTGCATCTTTTTCACGAATTCGACGACGTCTTTACAGCCACAATAGAGGTGATTGAAGCCCATAATCTGAAACATTCCCCAAGAAGCTGACTTCAAAGCACATTCTTCGTCGATTTTCTTGGCAATTTCGAGTCTTTTGTACTCACTTGCTCCTCCTAAGTACTTCGATTTATCCCATTTTGGGAAACAAATCGTAGGGTAACTCTTTTGAGCAGCTACTGACTTGTCTAAACCGAACTTATTTTTGATTTCTTTGTACATAATGTGACCTTCAAACAGAATTTGAGGTCTACCATCTACTAGAAATCCATCTCTACCTGCTCCTTCAACCAGTTGTACTGCCTTTAAAAGAGCTGGCTCCAGTCCTAAATCATTGGCCAGAGCCACAATCATTTTATTAGTTAACTTATCCATAACGTTATATTTTAAAGTTCATTAAAGAAAAGAAAGTATTGCGTATACCTTATCTGGATGATAGTTAGGAGTTCTATTATCTTATATAAAAATTTATAATAATATGGAAGAGAAACTCACATGTCACCTATGTAATTCACCATTAGATTTGGATGATTACGATTTAGCCAAAACAGTACCTCAATTAATGAGGGAAAAACAACTTTGTTTTCGATGTGCTTTTTGGCATAGAATCCTTGAATCAGATAAAACTTTGATAGAGGATTCTAGTTATGAAATGATTCCCTTAGTTACACCCTATTTTCAGCATTATTCTATTCACTTAAATAAGATTTGGTTAGAAGTCGCTACCTTTAGAAGAGAGTCATTAGGTTCAACCAAGAAATATATTGCTGCAATGGTAGATGATAAAGTGTATATTGGTTCGTATAATAATTGGGGATTCCAGGGAATAATTCCGGCACACTTAAGAGAACTTTTTACTCCAAATGGTATAATTCTAACTCCAGAACAACTGGATAACTTACTTAACAGGAAATCCTTTACCGCAGCAGATTTAAAAATAATGATTAATAATTGTATTAAATCAGAATAATTTTGTATATTTGCATAAACAAATTAAAATAAAAGATATGAGAAAGAATAAAGAAACCAAAAAGCTAAAGGAGGGTGAAGAAGTCATTTTCTCTGACGGCAAAACTCTTATGGAGAAAGTAATCGTAGAATCCATAGATAAGAAAGGTGGGTTTGCAGTACTGAGTAACAAAGTAAAGGTATCAAGAACCCTGGGACCCGATGGATTCTATACAAGGTTAGATGGTAAATCAAGTATAATATTACCTCTAACAGATAAATCTGAATTGGATTACCAAGCCTTCAAATCTTATTTCTCTATTAAGAGAAACCTGGAATTTATCGAAGCCAAGATAAAAGATATGAAGGACAAAGAGTTCAGCGAACTAATTGTAGAGTTAGATAAGAAGATATCCAAAATCGTAAATAAGTACTTTGAACAATGATAACCTGGATAATCTTAGGCATTATATATGCCATATGTTTTATACCTGCATGGTTTATGACCAGAGTAATTACCTCATCCCACCCAATGAAAAGGGTGGGGTTCTTTTTCCTAACTATCTGGTTAATCATGCCTCTATTTCCGATATATTTACTAATCACATATTTTAATAACTATGAACAGAGAAATAACGACGAAGAAGGTAGGTAGGCAAAAGAAGCTTACCAACCCATGTCCAGTAATTAAGGGAGAAGTACAGATAATGGTAGGAAGTCCAAAGTGTATTACCTGCCAATGGTTTGAAAGAAAATTAGAGAAGGATGGAAAAGCCTACGTACACTGCAATCGATTATAATTCCAAAGAGAATAAGGTAATCGAAGAAAGGATAAGAAATTACTATCTTCCAGTAAAGAATGTCCTTGAGACAGTTCGGGATAGAAGGCTTAATATACCCGATTCTCCAAGAGGATTATGTGCTGACCTAATTGATGTAAGCAGAACTATCAGTAGAGAATTTGCATTAGTCGAAGAAGTTTTCCTATGGAGACATGTAATTAAACCATGGTTCACCCCACAAGGGTTTAATATCGAGATAGTATACTTTGGTTATTATAACCCTACCATCATAAAATTGCAAGGAGAAGGATTAAGAATTGAAGGTAGGATATGGTATAGAATGCCATTAGAAAACCTAGAAGGACATGAATACCTTCTAGGAACAGCATTCTGGTTTCCTATATCTAAAGAATATAATGCTGAACGTATTAAAATACTAGAGTGTGCCCTGGAAGATTTAGAGAGAATTAAAAGAGAGGGAGAACCAAAGCTCCCTCCTATTACCGAAGATGAACCTATAATTTATTAGAGTATGGAAGATATAGATTTAGCAAAGTTTACCCAAGAGGAAGAGGCAATCCTTAGACTTACTGAGGAAATTTGGAATAGATTTTTAGAATTACCTATCAACCATCCAATGGAAAAGGATGAGATGGCAATTAAGATACATGATATCCAGAGGATGATTATATCTAGGCCTGGATTTAGGTTGAATCAAGAAATGTTTAATCAGTATGGTAAAGGTTAAAGTGATAAGTGATAAACCTAATAAGAGAATCCTAAGATGTTCTGAAGGTAATAGGGTTTGGTATCGGTTATGGATTAATCCTGAGGATATGATGAGAATAGAACCATTATTGGAGGGAGGGGATAGAATTTGGATGGAAGAACTTGAGATGTATTATACTTTCTTCTATGAGATAAATAATGGTAGGAGGGTCTTAGGGAAGGATAGGGTTAAGAAGATATTGGATATCCTTTTATAGGATGAATGCCAGGGATGTTAGGTCTCTGGCTTCTTTGTGTGTTGTGTGGTTTGTGGGATAATCGAGGTACCCCTTAATACGAGGGGCTCAAAAGTTGTGGTACTAAAAACGGGGTACGGTTACGTTAAAATTAACATTCAAAAATAAAAAGTAAGGGACAAACATTTTTATTTGCTTTCCCTTACTTTTTATTTAGTTTATAAGTTCTTTAAAAAATCTTTTGTATCTTTGATAATCTGAATTAATACCCAAATTACACCAACAAATAAAAATACATTTAATAGCATATCATTTAATTACTTGAAATTTTTGACTATTTGTAAACCTTTTGTTAGAACTTCTTTTTTTGTGTCCTTTGTATTTTCGCTTGCAATACTTGCAAATGAAAAATCATTCACTTTGTAGACTTGCTTATAAAATTCTGTAAATGCAGAAACAAGTGTTTTTAGTTCATTTTGTTTCTTTTCTTCTTTCGCTTTGCAAATCGAATCAAGCAAAGAAAAAGTAGTATTTCTTAATTTCTTTCGATACGCTTTCTTTTGCTTTTCGTTCAACTCTGCAAAAAGACTTTCAATATAAATTTCGGTCTTTTTCCCTAAAGAAGTTTTTAAAAGTCCGTTAGTTTTTTCATTTAGACTTTTAAAAATACTATCAACTGATAATTTAATAGTGCTATTTGCTTTTGCTTGCGCTTTTGCTTTTTTAGCTTCTACTTTGTTTACTTTGTTGTTAGCAACTTCTTTTTCTACTACTACATTTTTTAATTCTTTCATAATAAAATACTTTTAGTTTTTATGTTTATTTTATTATATCCTTTTCTCTATAAAACTAAAAGATTTATAAGAAAAAGAGAAAAGGAATAAATTAATTTTATATTGTTTCAATATGTCAAATATCGCTTTTTGATTACATTACAAAGATACGATTTAATTTTTAATTAGCAAAATTTTTAGAGAATTTTCTTTTTAAAAATTGTTAATCAAAATTTTAAATATCTCTTTGCTTTTTCAACAATACAAAGATAAAAAATATATTTTAATCTGCAAAACATTTATAGAAAAATTTTCGAGAAATATTTTAAAAATAATTTTTAATAATTTCGTATGAAAAATTTGCAAGTAGGTTTTAGGGGTTTGAAAGGTGGGCATTGTTGTGGGCATTAGATATAGGTATATTGATGGATATAAGGTAGGATATAGAAGGGGTTGGTATAGGTACCACTTTAGAAATTTGGAGGCTCCATACAGTCCGGTAGTTATTATCTGTATATTATCATACATAAAGGCCATTAGGTGACTAGCAGGCTTTTATACCAATGCCATAGGCCATCCATGGAGTCTATAGAGTACTATGGCCTATAGGTCTGTAGTTAAGCCTATGGTAAGCCTTAGCAAGTCCCATGATGGCCTACATAGAAAGGCTTAAGAAAAAGCCCAGTACCTAAGATAGGCATGGGCTTAGGTGTACCTAAGTTAGCGATTAGGCTTCTGCAATAAGGGTAATATATAATGAACCCAGATAAGCGGTATAGGCAGGCTTAGGTTGAGAACCATCATCGAATAGTAAAGGACATTCTGCAAGTATAGAGTTTATTTGGACTCCTGTAAGAGTTCTATTAGAAAGTTCATAATAGAAATTATGTACTATACGACCGGGAGCTAGTTCTGAGCAATTATATGCCTTGAATGTAAATTCTGGGATGTGTAGATATCCTTCGTCTATTAGGAAGGAAAGATACTCAAGAACTCCTTTCTCATCTACCTGAGAATCAATGTTTAGGATTGCCTGGTTTTTAGTGAACCAAGTTTTAACTAAGTTGGGTTTAATACTACGCATAGGATATAGGATTTAAAAATTAATATTCTTGTTTATTATCACATTGCAAATATAAGAATAATATTTAATATAGCAAAATCCTAATCAATTTTTATAAATCCTACTGAGGCCAATAATAGATAATGTATTAGAGCTCTAATACTAATATTACGTATCTCTCTATCAGTACTCTCTCAAAAGAAGTATCTCTTCTAGCAATCTAAAATTTCTTTTTAACTAATTACAAGGGCCATTAATAACATAGTTACTAGTTTTAGGTACCCTGAATGGCCTAAAATTACCTCGGATTTATTAAATTTAGGGGCCCCAATCCGACAAAATAGGTACCTAATTTTATATAAAAAGGTACCCCAAATTATTGCCTAATCCTACAAATCCGATTGCCTTTTTATATACTTATTATATATAATAAGCGGCCATTAGGGGTCTAGGATTTATCGGATTTAGGTACCCCAATGGGCTATTGTTGGGGCCTTTTAGGCAATTGGTTATAATGACCTAAGGCTATGAGACATATGTGTTAGATAGCTATAGAGTAGTGGTGTTGTATAGTGATAGGGGGGTTAGGCCTAGAAGTTTGCCTTAATCCCAACACCCCCGGAAGGCCTTCAATATTGTATTAGTTATATGTATATTGATTATATGATTGGTGATATTAGGTATGTGTATTATGTAACATAGTTAGGCCCAGTATGATTTTGTTTTATACTGGGCTTTAGTATTTATTTTGATATTTGTTTGGTGGGTTAGTAGTTTGATATTCTTAGGATTAAGGTCTCTAATAAGATTAGTAGGATTATCTGTAGGCCTTGTAGGATTAAGTATATGTATTTTTGTTTGTTGGTGGGGTTTGGTATTTGATGGTATATCTTATCCCTGTGGGTTAATGATAACCAGGTATATAGGATTACTGGGATTAGTAGTAGGGTTTTCATTTCCTTTTCTGTTTTAATTTGTTTTGGGTACGTAGGTGCTTGTTGAAGGTTGCACCTGAGTCTGTGTAGTAATTGGGGTTTGGTTTACCTGGAGTAGGAAAGTGTTCATTCCATTTATCCTGGTGAGGTATGTATACTTGGTTCTTGGATTTCTTTTTCATTTTGTTTCTCTGTTTAGTAGGGTATTTTTGAATCCAATTGGTATAAGCTCTTGGGTTTCTATGGTTACGGAGTCGAAGTAATTCTTTATACCTTTTATGTTTTTGAATTGTAATACTCCTCCATCGCCATAGGTAGCATTTACTTGGTTTATAAGGTCCTGATAAGCCTTGTCTTGGTTATCTTCTAGTGAATGGTATATGTTTTCTACTTGGTTACCCTCTATGATTATTAAGGTTGTGATTTTTAGTTTCATTTTCCGTAATGTTTTAGTTGGTTGTTGTACTCTGGATATTTGTTCTCGTAGTAGTCATAGAGATATTGGTATTCGTCATCTCCTGACCAGCAATCAAGGAAGTAATCATATTGGTCCTCGGTTGCCTGGGATGGGTGTATTCCCAATGTATACTTGCAGTAGTGTTCCCATACCGTTTTAGGTTGGAATTTATTGGTAGGGAAAGCCATGACTACTAGAGCCATGGCAATGATTGATAATATGATTAGTTTGGTTCTCATTTGATAAGGGATTTTAAAAGGTTAATGGTTTTTTCGGTGAAAGTGTAAAGAGTTTCTGGTTCTTCGAGGAAGTTAAGATAATAGTCGATTTCCTCGGCATGTTCTTCCTCATCGAAGTTATCCTTGTAATGTTGGAATTTTTGCATGATAAGGGGTTTGTATTTTTCTTGTTCTTGGATAATGGTTGCACCGTAGAGTACCATGTCTACTTCGTCTACGTTATAATCAAAGTATTGGTCATCGCAGCCTCTAAGTAAGTCCATTTGATTGAGGATATCCATTAGGTCGAGTTCTAAGGATTCCTTATCGGCATAAGTATATACCCAAAGCATATCGCCAGAGTAATTTACCATATCATCGTAATGTGGGTCATCCTCGGCAATTTCGAAGTCATATGTATTTTGGGCATGTGACATGGGCATTTGGCCTTGGATAGAGATAATATGATAAGGATTTTGTGCAATGATTAATGCAAGGATTGATGTTGAATTTAATGTTGTCATGATGTTATAAGTTTTATGGAGGGTAGTGAGCCCTCCTGGTTAATGTTAAGCAAGTTGATTGTTAAATGTGGTTTGGTCATCTGGGTCAGGCCAACCCATGGAGAAATCCATGTATTCGGTAGTATAATCGATAATGGTTGCAGCATCGTCTTTGTTAATTGTAGCAACCTCGGATTCGATTTCCCGTTGGATTTGGTCGTAGTGATAAGCAAATGACCTCCGTATACGTGCAGCAATGCCGGGGTATTTTTTAAATAATTCGATTAATTTACTTTCTTCTTTCATAACGTCTATATTTAAATTATTAATGATATGCAAATATAGAAATAATAAATAATATATGCAATAACCTCGATTACCTACTGAAGCCTTATAAGGTCAACTATCTCGATTGAAGAGTATGGCATACCTATAAGTTCTGAGATTATTCTTTTGGTATGATATACATGAAGATGGTTGGGATTTAGTTTTACCCTTGGGAATATTAGATATGGCCTTAGTTCTTCAGTTCTGTATGTTATGATTAACTCTTCGCAGAATTTTTCGTTTTGGCAATCGAAGGATACTAAGAATTTAGACTGTTCTAGCATATTATTAATATTAAGCAATGAGTATTCTCATAAGTTAAAGGTTCTTTACTAGTAGGATGGGAGGATGCACCCATTATTAGGATAATTCCTCCCATGACTAAGATAAGTATAATATTAGGCTTCATGTAATTCCTGATAGGTTGTACATAAGTCCTCGATTAGGTCCTCGATAGTATCCTCCCAGGAATCGTACCCGTCAAGGTTATATTCCCCGGCAAATACGAAAAATACGTCTCCGAATATTAGCCGGACTGTTTTATCTGTAAGGTCCTCATCCTCGTCATATAGTTTGTTTTCGGTTTCATTATCCAAGTCCTCGTCTCCATTGAGTATATCGGATATTTCTGATAAACGTTTGAGATATGAGTTAAGAGTTTCAAGGTCCTCTTGGGAACGTGTCTCTTTAAATTTAAGATAAGTTTTTGATTGTGACATAGTTAGGCCTCCTCTGATTTTAATGGTTCGGCAATTACTGATAAGAAACCTTCAGGGTATAAGGTATATAAGATACGGTACCCGGGTTCATGTGGTGGTAAGAATACATTAAGTATATTCCTGAGCAATGGATAAAGTTTCCATTGGTTATCCTCTAGAAATTGATTCCATTCGGCTTTTTCTGTATCATAGTTAGCTGATAGTTGAATATGGAATCTTGGATTTTCCTCGGATAGAGGAGTAAATACGTTGGTGACTACCTCGATTTCGTTTGATTCCTTTTTGTATTGGGTAATTGGATACCAGATACCCTCGTTTTTCCATTGATTGAGCTGGAATATGGTCATCCCAGATTCAAGTAAGTTGGTGAGTTTGTAAAGATTAACCATGTTGTTGTCTATTTTAAAATGAATAATATATTTTATTTCTCACTACAAATGTAAGAATAATAAATAATATATGCAAATATAACTGAGGTAGAGGCAGGCTCTTAGTTAGGTTAGAGTCCTGCCTCTTGGATAGATATGAAAACAACTGGTTAATCGTCGTTAAGAGAATCATCATTAAGGATTTCATTTGATAGTTCATGAAGAAGTTCTACCCGATATTCTTTTGGTAGGCCATCAATTGTTCCCTTAATTCTCTCTTTTAGTACTTTTCTGAGAGTATTTTGATATTGCTTAGTAAATGTAAGAGCAGAGATTGGTACTGGTATAAGTATCCTCATCTGTGTGGTATCATTGCATCTGTCTAATAACTCGGATAACTCTTTTTGGTTTTCCAATGAATGTTGAATAACCATGGCAATTACATCTGGTTGTTGAACATCAGTACAACCTGAAGCATAGCGTACAATTCTATCAAAGGTTGATTCTGTAATGTCAAAGGGCATACCATTTAAGAAGGGTTCCCTGAAGTCAGGGTCCATTGTTTCTGTTTCTAAAATAGCTCTGATTTTCATAATTCTACTTCTCCTATTCCGTTACTTCTCCTATTCCGTTAGCAAGTAAATAATCGTAGTACAAATGTACGTTAGTATCTCCGTAAGTCCTAATATAGGATTCAGCATCCTCTGGGTCTGCTGAGACCCAGGGATATTCTTGTATCTGTGCCCTATGTAACTGTAAGGCCAGAGATTTTAATTCTTGTTCGTTCATGATATTCCGAAATTAAGTTGGTAAATCCAATTGTTCTTGTCCAGCTTGGTGAATGAGATAAAGATACCGTCACCATCGGTAAAATTTTGCATAAATCGTACGCAGCCATCAGCAATGATGTTTTCTCTTGGTCGGTCTACTGTAACCAGGCTTTCAAATGTAAATGTATAATAGCAAGTTTCGTATACCCAGATTTGATTGATATCAATGCAGGCAAGTTGATAGTTATCGTATAACTTACTAAGTAACTCGTATAAGTTAGCCTTTAGGTTTTCCTTTTCTCCATTACAGAGGGAGAAAGTGTTTTTGTTAGTAAGGAATCTTTTAAGTACCTCTTCTAAGTTCTGGATGGAGGATTTAGATGTTGTTGTTTTCATATTTTTATTATTTAATTATTACACTACAAATATAAGCATTTTATTTTAAATATTACTTTATTCATGCAATTATTTTAATATAGCTGAGGTTCTACATACAAGAAAAGGCAGTTGGATTGACTGCCTTTTAATTGATTTGGTTTGTTAACTCTGATAAGAGGGTTTCTTCTTTTTGAAAGGTTTTACTTCCCTGGTAACTTCCTGTTTGTAGAAGGCATCGATATTAGAATGAAGCATTTCTATGGTCTCCTGAGTTATGGAATCCTTTGAACTACAAAGAGTATCATATATGGTTTCCCATAGTTCATTAACTAGATGCTTTTTAATGTCTTCTTTGACATCAGATTCGGGTTCAAATTTGATTGCAACCGTAACATGGTCAATAGTATCACCTTCCATGAGGAGGCCTTTGAGTCGAGAGATATCATCCGGAGCATTTAAATTATCTTCCAGGAATCTTTCTATGGTCATATCGCCTCTCATTAATTGTGAGGCATATTCTGTTGAGATAGGGAATTCTTCTATGCCAAACATAGAGTTCTCATTGTCTTCTGAGGTAAATACGATTTTTAGCATTATATTTTTGTTTTTAAACGGTTAATAACTTCGTCGTAGAACTGATTTATGAACTCAGGTTCAGGAGTTGAAGAACCCGGGTTAAGTTGTCTCCAATGGAATCTCACGCTGTTTTTAATCTCAAGAGCAAGATTATTAGCAGCTAAATCAAAAGCATCGTTGTATTGAATAATCTGTAAGAGGTTCCTTACACATTTGCTAGCATCTCCTAGAGGTACTTTCTGTTCAATCATTTCGAATCCGTCCTCGTAAATCTCCACTGTATCAATGTAAATGTCATCAATATGGTTAAGAGAATTGATTAAGTCTGGAGTAGTAACTTCTTCCTCATCTCCCAATTCGTTAGCGATTCTGAAGGCTTTGATAAAGGCATCTAAGATTCCCTGCATATCGGGGTCCTGTTCCTTAAGTGGAATACGTCTAATGATTCCAACTTGTTCGAATGATAAGTAATACTTGGTTTGCATAGGTTATAAAATTTTGATAGATTATTAATTCATGTACAAATATAAAAATAATATTTCAATCTGCAAAAGAATTAATAAACTATTTAATAATTACTGGGGTAAAGCCCGGAATCTGTTTAAGTCCCAGTCGTACTTCCTGTCTCCCTTGTTAGTAAATATCCAAAGATAATGGTCTTTGTATTCCTTAGCAACGGTATTATATTTAGAAGTCTGGATAATGATACGATTTGGTTCGTATTCAATCAATTCAGCATGTACTGTAGATACATGATGGCTTTCAAGATTGAGTTTAGCCTTGAAGTCTTTAAGAAACTCATCTCGGTTTACACCATAATTATCTCCCACGAATTTAATGTAATCGTCCTCTACCTGTTCTAACATGGTAGATACCTTGAATCTAAACTTGTTCATCTTTGTTATTTTTAAGGGTTAGTAATTTCTCTTTTAGTTCTTCGGCACATCGTTCAATGATATTATTTACCACTACCAAGCAATCATCATCTGCAAATGACATAATGATACCCATACATTCATCAAAGTAGTTTCTAATTGATTGATGGTTATTCCAGAGTATATCCCAGTTCTTGCAATAATTAAACCGAATAATATCTACGTATTCATTTACTGATACCTTACTATCGGGTAGATAAGGGTATACCTTTGAATACATCATTTTGAAATTATCCTCAATCCAATCCTTTAATCTAAACTCTTCTGGTAAAGCTTCATAATAAGAAGTATCTGGAATGTAGAATCTATAAGCAAACTCCTTATCTGTCTGTACTTCGATTCCCGGGTATGAGTTAGCAAATAATACCGGTATCTTGTAAAGTAATAAGTCTGGTACTCTATCGTATACCTTGTAATGATCTTGGTACTCTTTGTATGCCTCAACATAAACTCGGTCATCATATATATGAAGTTCATTGAGTATCGTTTGAACTCTTGAATGAAAATCCTCTAGCTCAAAGTGCATAGCTACGTTAAAGGTATTTTCCATACCCTCTAACTTTTGTAGAGTAATAAGTTTGCGGCTTTTGATTACTCTGATTTTCTTTTTCTTTCTGAATAGTTTGAACATGTTGTTAAAATGTAAAGTTAATATATACGTCCTGGGAACCTTTCATGAATTTTTCATGGTTAGTGTCATCATATTTAAAGCAAGAATATTTGCCTACTGAGCGTTCATATTCTCCTCTTACCCATACCGGTGCAGTAGTAGTTGGTTTGAGTTTAAAATAAGTACCTTGATTGATGTTCTTAATCTTGGTCTTTTTACATTCGGGGTCTAATGTTTCCATATATTTGTCTATTTTTAAATTGATATGCAAATATAATACTTTTAATTTTAATATGCAAATCCGTATATACACAACTGAGGCCACCGTTAATAGGTAGCCTCTAAGTTATTTTCTTTTGTTTAAGAATGATGCAGCAAGGGATGTATCTTCCTCTGACTCTAGTATTTCATCATCCTCTAAATACCTATCCATCTCTGGGTCATATGAATCAGTATCAATCCTCATTTCAATCTCCCTACGCAATTCATGGTGTTCTTTAGAGGATAATTCCATAGCAGCCTTATAGTTATCTGTAATTTGATTGAGTTCTTTCTTATTAAGATTAAGGCCCTCTTTAGACGTATCTACTCCCTCTTGCTTAGTTGCAACTACTTCGGGCAATGAGTTGATATCGTATTTGTCCTCTAAGAGTTTTGCTTCTTCGGTTTTAGTAAGTACCTTTTGAGATTCTAATACAATAGTTCTTGCTTCCTCTATCGAGATAGTATTCTCAGTATTGAGGTTATTCTGTTGATTAAACTGATTGAAGATATTAGTTGTATTGCCTCCAGTAAGGTTACGAATAATTGATTGTAATGATGTAGAAGATTCCAACTTAAGCTTCAATGTCTTATTAACCTCGGATGAGATAAATGGAGTATATTTACCTCCTTGGGAATCCCTTAAGATTTGCAACTGATGAGATATCTCCATCCTATCTTCTAATGCCCATGCTAGTTGTTCTCCCAGTAACGCGTTAAGTAATTCTTCTTGTTTATCTTTATCCCATATTCTAGAAGACAATAATCTGTCTCTCATGAATACTCGTACATATTCTATATCAATCCCTAACCTATTAGAGAATGAATTGATATCATATGTTACTCCACATAAAACCCCATTACCCATTAACCATTGATTAATAAGGTAATTCTGTACCTTGACCAATGATTCCTCTTCGTGTGTCTTCTGGTATTCTAAAGCCATTGCAGTAGTACCCATAGGACGAGGGAATCTTATTATTTTATCTTCTTTTGCCATATAAATAAGCCTTTCTTATATCTTTAGATTCATCATACCCTATTAGCTCTAACTTATAACATACATAGCAATTAATACTAAGGTTATAGAAATATGCCTTATAGGTTTTTCCTTTTACACCTAAATTAAAGGAATCACCAGAGACATAATCCCTGGTGAAAACCAATTTATCCCATTTACCTATGGGGATATTAAGGCAAAGTTTCCAATCCTTGGCAATAAATTTATTGCCGTGAAGGTCTAGGATTTCCTTTGCCATGATTTCCCTTTTTATAGGTCGATAATTTTTTGTCTTGTTCATTGAGGTATTCTTCTTTCCTTTTCTCAATGAACTTTTGAATGTCAGGGAATATCTTTGCTCTTAGAGGTACTACCTGAGTAGCAAAGAAAGCATTCCATAGGTTCTGTGTAAATCCTTCGCCTACCTTAAGCTTAGATATTGCCCAAAATTTACTTTCGAAATTCTTAACAATTTCCCTAAACCTATAATAATATAACTTATGAGTCTTAGGATTAATGCCTATGGTGGTAGTTTGGCAATAATCTAGAAACTCCTTACCTAATTCGGAAATAAACTCTTCCCTTTTAAAGTCGTAATTCTCTTGGTCGAGTTTAAATAACTTTACGTAATCTATTGCTTCCATATATTTACTCTTTAATTGTTTCTAAAGGATAAGCCTTTAGTGTTACTTTCTTGGTTGCATCCTGGACCTGGAATAAATATCCTCGGTAATTATCCTCATAATAGGAGGACCAGATTGCTTCCTTTACCCTGTACCAATCTAAAGTCTTGGCACCTTTAGGGATTCCTGTGATTAACAAGGCATGGGTATTAGTTCCCATTTGAATATCAAAAATATCCTTACCATCAAAGTTGCCTATTATTACATAGTCTGGATAGGTAGGGTATTCCTTTAATTTAGGATAAGGTACACCCAAGGTATCTACTATGGTTTCAGGTTCTATAATTTGATTCTGAAATCGGATATTTAGTTTCGATTTGCCTATGTATAGGTCTTTGACTATATTTGTGAACATACATAGATAATTATATGGGTTATACCTTGGTCCTTGAAGTTATTTAGGTTAGTTGCCTTTTCCTCAAGCCTTTTTAGTGTCTTTCTAGACTCTGTGCATATTCTTCTGGTTGGAATCCTAACCAGCATCATGATATTCTCTAGTGCAGGTTGCAAAGCATTAACTGGTCCTGCATAAAGTATATTATGCTTCTTCCCACTAATTACATTGTACTGGGTTTTATAGGAATATTTACCTTTGATATAAACTACCTCAATCTTTTCTATTTCTTCTTTTCTTATGTTTCTTACCATAACCGTCTTTATTTACATAATCTGATATTTCGTCTAATTGTCCCAAGAGTAATGCCTGAACAAATATAGATACAGGCCTGAAGAAGAAGTTCCTTATATTACTTGTGTTAATATACCAATCGTATACAATAAAGAACTTCTTAATCTTTCTATGTTTAAGTGAACGTTGAACTAAGTAGGTTTTAACGCATCTCTTATGCAACTCCACCAACTCCTTATCTTGCTTTAACATCTCCTTTGCGGAGAATATAGTGTAATCCATTTTTATACCTTTAGAAGGTTAATACAATGAGGAAGGTACTCTGATGTTGGGTACCTTCCCTGAAAGGTAAAATCAAGCAACTTGTTCTGGCTTGAGGACTTTATTCTTGAAGTCCTCGTATGCCTTAGCAGCTTTCTTGTATTCTTTGGAGTTTTGGTCCTTGATACGGAACATTTCCCGTTCAAGTCTGTGAAGTTCATTGCGAGTTTGTTGTCTCCATTTCTTCCGGGCAAGAGTATCTACTACATCCTCTGGATATACATATTTTACTTCCCGGTTGGAGATTACCTTTTCAATGATAGAGGGTTTCTGTTGTTTTTCAACATCCTTTATTACCTCTGCCTTTTTAGAGGTTTTCTTTGTGGGATTTGGTTCTTCTGGGGTAGTCTGAACCAATTTAGCACCTGCAAATTTCTTGGCAGCTTCTTGAGATTCTTCTACCAATTGAGCCTTAGTCTTTTTAGTTCCCTTGGCCTTAGTAGTTTTAGACTTGGATGTAGCATCCTTAATTCCTTCTAACTGTTGAGCAACTTTGTTACTGATAAGGTTAGCAACCTTGTTTTCATTCTTTTTCATAATGTCTATATTTAAAATGTTTATAAATGAATTAATTTCTTATCACATTGCAAATATAAGAATAATATTTTATATAGCAATAAAATAAAAAGAATATTTTTAAATAGCTGAGGTTAATCAGCTAAGAAGTCGAAGATCTCTGGAGCATAGTCTATCTCGTTTTCTGGGTCTGATAAATATTCGTCCAGGTTTTCGTTATAATAATCGAGTTCTGATTTAGCCTTGGGAGTAGGTACAAAGGGTATACATTTTTCTGGATACTTTTCTGCAAACTTAATAGCATCTTGGTAAGTTAATTTCTTATCAGTGTAGAATTTAACCCAGGTATGGGAGTATCCTACTCCTTTTCTAGTAACTTCGTATTGTTGATATCCAGAATTACTTATCTGGTAGATTTGATTCTCTGGAATCCTTTCTATTTCTACCGTATATTCGTAGATTCTTTTACCCAACTTATTTGCCATCTCTTGAATAGAGTCCTTCAGTGATTTGGGCCTTGGTCTAAATCCCAATTCTGGAGTGGGATTACCCTTTTCCAAAAACGAAGCAGGATTTGCCTCGCTCGATGTAGTTTTAGGTTTTGAGCCTAAAGCTATCCCGATTAAGATAAATCCTGCTAGCCCTATGATTGGTAGTTTTCTAAGACCTGAGTTCATAGCCTGTGGTTTTGAATTTGTTCCTGATATTCGAAGAAACGTATTTACCCTTGGATTCTGCTAAATGTAATTCATTGCAGATTTCGTGAGGTACCTCATCATAGCGATAAACTTTGTTGTTTTTGAAAGCAATCCAAAGTTGTTTCTTTTTGGAATCGTAGCCATATCCTTCAATGTTAGATGATTCGCAAGGAATCATTTCAACTCCAGTGTTCAATTCAACTGATTCTAAATATTCGTTCTTGTCCATAATTAAATTAAAATATTAGTGTTAGTTCCGGATGGAATTTCTTTGTTTCCGTTTGGAGTAAAGCCCATGTCCCATATACTCCTTGAGAATTGTCCGGTATCCATTCGTCTTCCATTTTGAATAGAATATGGGAGCAAACGAATAACTGGTATTCAGGTAAGGTTTTTATTAATTGAGGCATTTCCAATATTTCCTTGTAAACCTGGATGTGGGCAATTAATGATTCCCTAATCTCGTCATTGGTTATCTGTAATAACTTTCTGAGTAAATCGGGTTCTGTATTATCCAAGTTGTTAAGGATATTGGTAAGAGCCTCAATTTGAATATTGGCAATGTTCTTCACTACCTCTTTGGTTTCTAAATCCATTTTATTAAATTTTTCGTTATACAAATATAAGCATTTTATTTTATATAATAATATACTTTTATAATAAACTGAGGTAGTGTGTAGTTCTATCTTGAGATAGCTTCCTCGATTTTCTGTTTGATTGAATCAGGGAATATTACATCCTTGTACCATCTCATGAAGAACTTAGAAGGTTTCTTCTCAGGATTGAGAAGTAATTGTCTTTGTTCTGCAGAGAATTTCAATCGTTCTTCCTCCAACATGAATTTGGGGAACTTGGTGAATTCTGCTTGAGAGAAGGATATGGTTTTCTTACCAACAGAGGCCCTTAACGGTTTCTTCCTTTCTTTATAAAGATACGGAACAATTTTCTTCGATGGTCCACCAAGGATACTAAAGCCGAAGATGACCATTGGGTCAAATTTATCTGCCTTGGGGTCTTTGGCTCGTTTGATACATCTTGCCATCCAGGAGTATGAGTTAGGATATTGCTTGTTGTCAGTGGCTTCTCCCACATCCTTACTGTTGAATTCGAATCCTGGGAAATGAAAAAGAAAGTCCTCTGTAAGAATAAAGACAAACCCTAATTCCCTTAGATACTTAATAATCTCTTGTTGGCTCTTACCTTCTTCAACCATTTTCTCTACATCTGCCAAGATATCTTCTCTTGGTGATTCAGTAAGTTGTTTACTCCCAGTAGAAGGTCTTCCTCTTCCCACTGATTGCTCCTTGATTGGTAAGTTACCTACGAGCTTATCTAAGTAATTCTTAAAGTTTTCAACATCTTGTTTATTTGTAAGAGTTACCTCTATTCTTATTGGTCCCTTATGTTGTACTTTTGGCCCTGAATTCATTTCTGTATACGCATCTACCAATCTATCTTGAATATAGGAACCATTATCTTCAAGTGTAGTGATACGCAGTTTGGGTTTATATGTTTTTTCTTCCATAAAGTCTTAGTATTAAAAAGAAAGGCCTGAACAAAAGTGATTTGCCAGGCCTTTACATCATTAACGAATACTTAATAAGATATGAGATTAATCTTCTTCTTTTTTGGCCTTCTTTTTCTTTTTATCTTTGGCCTTTTTGTCCTTCTTTGCAGGAGCAGCCTTTTCGGTGGCTTCTGCCTTTTCTTTCTTTTCCTTCTTGGGTTTTTCTTCCTTCGGAGCTTTACCGGCAGCCAGTCTTCTCTGTTCCATACGATATTTTTTCTTTTCATCAGAAGTCATTTCCCGACCATCAATGAGAGGATAATCGTATTTGGTAACTCGGCCAGCAGATTCCTTCTTTTCTTTTTTCTCTTTTTTCTTTGAAGCCTTTTCATCTTCTTTGGCTTTTTTCATTTTTACTAATTTGGCTTCGTTCTTTAAATCCTTTTCAGGATACTGGGCAGCGACTTTGTCTCTTTCCTTGTTGAGCTTATTCAAGAGTTCAGTAACCTTTTTACCATGTTTCTTGTCTTTTGACCAATCCTTTTGAGGGTCCAAGTTGTTCTCTTTGAGATAAGCATCCAATGCCTTTTTAGCCTTTGAAAGTTCCGGAGTCTTATTAGCCGGTTTGTCTTTCTTCTTGTCTTTCTTCATGTTTCTAAAATTTTTAAGTGGATTGAAATTTCCTTAGTAATTATCCATAGTTATAATATCCTAATCGAAGTAGGGATTTCCTTAATTTCTAGGATTTCTATACTTGCATTTTCAAGAATGGCTCCAAGTTCTAAGGCATCCTTTATCTCTTGCTCAGTAAGATTGACAAAAGTTTGTTCTGCAATCATTTCTCGTCCATCTGAATAATTAACATATTTAAACTTTACAGTACTGATAGTACCTTTTAGTTTTTTATCTAGCCTACCCTTAAAATCCTTAAGCCTACGTTTAAGATATTGAAGGTGAATAACATGGGTTTGATATTTACCTCTCTTATGAGGAGGAGTAACCTTAATCATATACCGAGTATATTCCATATCTTTTAATACGGCTTGAATACCCTGTATGATGGTTCTTAAATTCATTTCTTCCATGATGGTCTTGGTATTGGTTTATTTTCGATTGCCATTTCGGTTAGCATTTCTTTGGCTTCTTTAATAATTAATTCAGAGAGTTCCCTTTCTTCATTCGATAAGGGAGGGTCCATATCTTTATCTTCTAGTGCATTAGTATAATTCTGAATAAGATTATCTAATGCAAGGATAGTTATATTCTTTCTGATTTCTCTTTTGTCTTCCATAACCTATAAAATATAAAGCCTACTACCTTCTCAGGCAATAGGCTCCCAACATAATTTTTGAAATACTAATAAACTATGCAAACCATTAGCGATGTTCTCGCTAATAAGTAAGGGATAGAAGTTTAATCTTCGTCTCCGGCTTCCTCTTCTTCGCCCTTAGCCTTTTTAGCTTTCGGGTTACAGATAATACCGTGTCCTTTTTTGGATTTTACGGTTAGATTGCCCGGTACGAATGTTACGGATGTAGAAGTTGGTTTACCGTCGATGACCAGAACTGATGTTACCACCACTCCCTGATATCCTTCTTTGTTCTTTACTGCGTAACCGTAGTTCTGAACTTCGGATTTATCGTTGATTTTGATAACATCAATCTGCTTGCTGTTTGGACGTTGCTCTGCAGGACGGTTTTTCAAAGCTTCCATACGAGCTTTACGTTTTGCTTCTTTTTCAGCATCTTTTTCTTTGCCACCTTTCTTCTTGGTGTCTTCTTTTTTCTTAGTTGCCATAATCTTTTAAGTTTTAGTTTTATTTAATAGAACAATAGTTATTTCTTATGATAAAGGTGGGCTATTGCTTTAGCCCAACCTTCATAGCCGGAGAATGAATTACTTCTTTCCTTTTTTGCCTTTACCCTTGGCTTCTTTCTTTGCCGGGAGTTTGAGACCCAATTCTTTGGCAATTGCTTTGCGAAGTTTTTCGATATCATCTTCTTCGTAATCGTCCGGGTCTGTTTCGAGGTCTTTGTCATCGCAAACATCTTCCAATTCTTCGAAGTCCATTTCGGCAAGAGCTTCACCGGTTAATTCTTCTTCCTCTTCGTCCTCATCTTCATCGTCGTCCTCTTCTTCTTCCTCGTCTTCGTCCTCTTCTTCATCAGAGTCCTCATCATCGTCATCCTCATCGGAATCTTCGTCATCGTCCTCTTCTTCTTCCTCGTCTTCGTCGTCATCATCTTCCTCTTCTGAAGCAAAGAAGTCTTTTGCTTCTTCGGCAGACAACATAATAGGAGCCGGGATAATTTTTACTGAGCCATCTTCGTAAGTAATGATGATTGCACCATTAATCTCTTTGCGAGATACTTCCTTTAACTCTACCTTTTTGGTTTCTTTTTTCTTAGCCATTTTCGTAAATGTTTAAATGTTAATAATCAATAGTTATATCACTCTGTTATAAGTTTCTTGTATTTTCTTTCGCTTCCCGTAAGATAAGCAAATGCAATATTATATTGTTTTACCTCATCAATTACGGTCTTTAGTTCTTCTTGAGATTCTATCTTTACATCTTCTGTATCGATAACTTCATCTTGGTCATTATAGGTATTAACCTTAAAAGATTTACCCATGAACGGATTTAATTGTTTATGTACCTTTACTTCCGGTACTGGGTTTTTAGTTTTCATTGCTGTATTTAATTTTAATTATTCCAGGAATACCAACCTTACCAAATACTTCGGTATAGAATTTGTATTTTGGATTTTGCATTGATTTATAGTTATCGGCTAATCTCATGGGAAATACCCAATATTCATTTTCTAGCATCCTGTTTGTCATAATGTAGGCATATTTGCTTCTCATCCTATATTTGCTTACAGGAGTGAATCCTTGAAATCTTAAAGCTTTTACTAAGAACCTTTCTTTTGGTTGCCATCCCAAATGATTTAAGGATTCATCATAAAAGATATCAAGCATATCCCTTTGTGCTTTGATAAATAGTACTTTCTGTATCGGGATATCTAATTTCTTTCTTAGGTACAAGGCCAAGGAACATACCAATGGGGGATATTGCAAAGAAAAAATATTATATTTATGCTTTTCCTCTTGACTCAGCCTGTTGTAAATCCTGTAAGATAGCAGAATGGATTTGTATTCTCTTCTTCCGGATATACTTGGAAGATATGCCTTCCCGTTGTCCATACAATTTTTGTGAGTACCTTTCATTGAATACCTTCTTTCCTTTTGATTTAAAGACCCGGTGCATTTGAACCATGAACCTTCGTCTTCTGTGTTTATCAATTTTATATTCATCCGGGATAATAAACTTCCTGGCTTTTACTAATCTCCCTTTATACCAGAATTTAGTAGAACCAGATTTATGTCTTAGACCATTCATATCTTGAAGTATTCTTATCCCTTGCCTAAGTAATTTCCTGCCTGATATGATATGAATATATTGAAGAACATCTACTCCGTACATATAAACCAAAGTCTTTTTTATTTGATACCTTGTGAAATAAGGTATACCGGTTAAGTGTTTCCGATATAAACTTTTTTCGGTAATACGTTTGTTGGTGGTATCTGGTCTCCATGTCCATATATAATATCTATCTTTTCGGATTGGTTCCCTACTACTTTCCTTTAGCTTTACCATTACTCATAGTCCTCCTTGCAGTTCTAAACCAAAGTGTTATCGATTTATCATTTGCATCTGGGAACTTCTTTTTCATCCTTCTAGTTACTCTTTCTAAATCATAACCCTTTGCAACCAATGACCATACATAGGATTTCTTAGTTCCCTTGATGAGATTGAATTCATCCCTTTCTCTTGGTGGTTTCTTTTCCCTTGGCTTTTTTATTCCTGGAACCCTTTTGGATTTCCTTTGCCCATCTTCTCCTTCTTCTCCAAGAAACCCAAGCCTTAATTTTGAATTCCTTAGAGGGTCATCTTTTGAATAACCTATATTCTCTAATTGTTTATCCATCCAATCATCATATTGGTCAATCAATGATTTGTCTGGTTTATTAGTTGACCTTTCGATATAACCAATTAAATCGAAAACTCCAGCAGCACATGCATCAGGGAAAGGCATACCCAATACTATGGCTTTTCTTTTTAAATCCCTGTAAGTCATATTCCTCCCGGCTGAACCAAGGAAACTGGCTTTTTCTTTTGAGGGTGCTGGTTTATTCTTTTTGTTCTTTCTCATATCTTTTATTTTAATTTGTTGCAAATATAATACTTTTTATTTATATAAAGAAATATTTCTACTTATTTTTATAAAAAGCTGAGGTATCTGATATGCGTTCAGCAGCCGTTGATTTAGGCTTTTTCTTCCTTTTCTTTTTAACCTTATCAGCATTGAAGGCCATATCAAGTTTCTTAATACTGAATTCTATATTATTCACTTGATTATAGTTAACTGCTTTTTCCACGCAGCATCTGTACTCAGGCCAGAAGCGTTGTCCTAATTTTACATCAACTGTTTTAATCATAAACTTGGATACCATAAATCCAAATGTATCTGCATCATCTTTCTTTTCGAATACATACATATAGAATCTACTAAATTCACTAACTACCTCATCTAAAGGTCTTACTGGCATTAGCAAATATCCATCTGTATATAATTCTTCTGATATTAAGCATACCCAGTATTTCTTTTTTCCGGGTTTTACTTTATATCTAAACCTTTCTTTCAGTTTTGTGTGCATCCATTCTGGTACTCGGTTTAAAAGGTATTTAATGTATATCTTGTCCTTCTTATTCAACCGCCTTTTAAATGCAGAAGGCTGTTGTAGCATTCTTGGTAGAATCCTAAAGTTATTCCACCTATCGAACTCTAGAATTAACCTCATTGAATCTAAGTCCCAGGGGTCTTCTGATTCTTTGAGTCTTTTCATATTTCTTTCGATATTACTATTGCTTACCTTTGAGAGTAAGTTAGAAGAGTCTCCAGTATATAGACTAGCTTCTTTCCTTGTTAATCTCTTTTCAATACATCCTTCAATAAAATCACAAAAGCTTCGTTCGCAAGGGCAGTCAGGTCGAAAAATAGAAGTGTGTAACTCGAAAAAATCAGAGAATAATCTGAAGAACTTTTCTGACCTTTCTCTGATTTCTAAATACTTGTAATGTGACAACTTTAAAATTTCACCAGCTTCCCATGAGGATTTGCTTTCTGATAACTGAAGGAATAAAGACTGCCTCTCTATTTCGTTTAAGCAGTCCCAAGCTTTCTTCTGAGCATCGTTCATATTAATTCCTCCTAAAATCCATTATTCTATCTATTGATTCACTTGTTATCTCATTTGGGTCATAATCTTGGGAGTTAGCATATAACTTATCTGGGTCATAATTCTGGTACACGCTATAGATTACGTTATCAAAGGGTAACCATATTTCCATTTTACCCATTTCCGGATATAAAAGAAGTTGTACCATTTTATTTATGTGGTCTATACCTAATACCGTAGCATCTATTCCTTCGTAAGGATAACCTTTGAGTACTAAGTAATCGCCTATCTTAACATTCATCAAATCGTCTACAGAATATTTCTTTCCTTCTTTTGCCATCCTCTTAAACCTTTTAACATCCTTTCTGGTACATGTAGCTACCAATGAGAAATCATCAAAGTCTTCAGAATTATCTATTCTAGCTTTCTTCTTTCTTTCATGAAGAGTCTCTGTAGACTTTAACCAAGTTCTTATACCTGATATACTTCTCTTCAGTTTGTTTAGAAAAGGTCTAGAGTACGCTAACTCTGTAGGCATCTTGATAAAACCATAATTGAATAAGATAGGTACTTCTTCGAATATCATCTTACCCTTTGCGGTTTTCTTTAAAACGTTTATCGTAGGGATAATGGCACGTACTTTTTTATATCCCTTTTCTTTAAGTTCTTTATTAATGTTCTGATAATACTTTCGTTCTATGTAGAAAATACAATAAGAATAAGGGATACGTTTCATATTATTTCTTTTTAATGATTAACTTAGCTTGCTTATGTACTTGCTTATAATTAACATTCTCCAGAATATCACTTGCAAGAAATACATAAAGATTAACTGAAGTACTGATTGACATACTGGGTTTTTTAGATTGTACCCATATAAAATCTCCCAGAGTACCAGGTCCCCCTTCTACTACAAAGAAAAATTCATTTGCAGGCATAGAGTTATACCTCATACATAATATAGGGAGTTTATTTGCCCTTTTAGCATCCTTACTTGCTTGTTCCCAAAATCTTAGGATATCACAAGTTTTGTTTCCAAGCAGTACATGTTCGAATTTGATATCTTTGTAATTTTTACATTCGATAGATATCTTACAGCGATGAGCATGTTTTTCATCTGTACAGGTTAAATCAGAAGTGGCATCCTTATTAGAATGCCAAGCTCCTGAACCTGCCCGATTCCTTTCAAATTTGAACCCAGTCCACTGAGTAAACCAGGCTCCTATTTTTCTTTCAAATCTGTTTCCTTTATTTTTTGAGTTCATAGGTTAATGTCTTGTAGTTATAACATTATAGTAAATTATAACTACTTAGGCCATTGACTTTTTCGACTTGCAGGATTTTCGTATTTGATAGAGGAAGAGAATCTAAATGAGTAATTAAGAATAGGGTTTTATCTGCAAAAGTATGTCTGATTAAAGAGGTTACTACTTCTACATTATCAGAGCTTAATGATTCGAATACCTCATCCAAAAAGGCAAGGTTTATACCCTTAGACATTGTAAGAGATTCATTCATTGCAAATGCCATTGCCACATTTACCAATTGTTTTTCTCCACCGCTAAGTTCATCGTAATCAATAATTTGCCCATCTCTTTCAATTAAAGTAAAAAATTCTTTTCTAGCAGTACCCAGGTCTATGTTAAATTCAATCCTAAATCCCAATACTTGAGAGTATTTATCAAGGGTTCTATTTAACATATCCAGTGATGAATCGAATAAGTAAGCCTTTATTCCGTTGTTACCGAGAGGGTCATTGATTAACCAATTGTAGTTTTCTAACTCCAACTCTTTATTGTGGTAATCCTCATCTACCTTACGAAGAGTTTTTCTAATCTCTTTAAGTTTCTCTTTATATTTAGGAGACATAACCTTAAGTTTCTCTTGTTTGAGCTTTTCCAACTCCTCGTCAATATCAGCAATATCAGAAGCAATATCATCGCATTCTTTTTGAAGTCTCTTATACTTCTCATTCGTAGTTCTCAACTCATCCAATCTACCCAGAGCATCCTCATATTCTTCTTGTAGTTTGTCTGAGTTTATAATTGCTTTATAGATAATATCTACGCTCTCTTTAGCACGTTTGTAGTGGCCTTTATCTAACTGTATCTTGAGTTTCTTTACAAAATCCGGTAATGATACTCCTGAAATATTACGGTTGTGTTTTATTTTAGATTTAAGACCATCTACATAATCAGTATGTTTCTTAATCTTAATCCTAAGACTCTGCTCTACCTCGTCCTTAAGTTGTTGCTGTTTTTTAATAAGTTGCTTAGTTAGGTCTTCCCTATCTTTCTTTAATTCTCTACGTTCTGACTTTATTTTTTCTTTGAAACCTTTCTCTCTATCACGTAAATCAAAGTAAGCTTCCTTATTTGCTTCAAGTTCTTTCTTTAATAAAGCAGATTGGTGTTCTACTTCGTTTGCCTGAGCTAATAGGTTATTTTTATCCTGCATAGCTATACCTTTGGCAATGTTAAGAAATTCTAAATCAAATACTTCTTCGAATATCTTCTTCTTATCTGAATTAGATTCTTGTATCAATCTTTTAATACCCTGCCCAAACATAATGGAGTTCATGAATAGAGTATAGGATAAACCAAGTTCTGCATTAATGGCATCTTGGAGTTTATTCTTACCCTTTACATTCACTACCTCGTTGTCTTTCATAAGGATAAGCCTATCTTTACCTTTAGCTCCATCCTCAAGAACTATATTGCATTTCTGGCATCTGATAATTTTATAGATATGTTCTCCTTTTTGAAAGAATACCTCTACCATTACTCCCTGGTAATCTTTAGGTCTTACCTTTTCCCAGGTAGTTACTTCTGATACTCCTTTTAGGTTTTTACCATATATTGCCCATACCAATGCCGATAAGATAGTTGATTTACCTTTACCATTCGGTGCCTTGATAAGTATGGTACAACTTGGGTTTAAAGGTATATGTAGGTTTTCTATTGAACAGAATCCTACTACGTTCATTGTTGTAAATGTTAACATGATTCAGCTTTTTTAAGTATGTCAATCAGTAGTTCTTTCTTATCTTGTTCAGTTATACCTTTTTCCTTAAGATACTTCCTTGCTAGAGCTTTCTTAGAAAGTTGCTTAGTAATTTTATGGTTAGTATTTACTAAGTTACTAGTTTTCTTAGGTAAAACGGTATAATAATTGCCATCATCCCTAATATCTTCATCAGATTCTACATCTACGAATTTAGGAAATTGCTTAAGGTGTACAAATTGCATTGATAAGTCTGAATAAATCTTCCAATAACCCAATTTACAATCTCTATCTGTTCTCCTTTGATGATTAGGTGCTCCTATCATATAAACCTTCTTTGATAGTCTTTGAGGTTTATGTATATGACCACATAATACCAAGTCAAATCGATTCAAGATATTTACATTGAGATTTTCTACAGAATCAACTTCCCTACCATCGGTATCCTTTGCTCCGGGATAGTCAGTATGAAGAAGAAGTATGTTCCTTACATTCTTATCTAATTTTAGTTTCTTAAGATATTCACTTAAACCTACATTATTATCAATGTATGGAACCCCATAAATGTGGTAATCTCCATAAGAACACCATTTGATTCTAGTTAGATTAACACAGCTCATAAAATTCTTATGAAATACAAAAGGCCATCCCTTAGTTATCCTATCAATACGATTTACAGATTTCAAATCGTGATTCCCGTCTATATAAATCATTTTGAATTTTGGATAGTTACTCTCTAACCTATCAAACTGTTCAGCAACGAATATTGCTAAATCTTGGTCAATTGATTCTGGCTTATGAAATAAATCTCCACAAAACAAAGCAGGACATTTGTACTTTTCACATTGACCTGCAATAACGTCAAGGACCTTGATACTATTCAAGGTCCTATTGTTGTTCTCATTGAATTTTGCCCATAGATTTATGTGCAAATCCGAGAATGCTATAAATACTACTTCCTTACTCATGAAGAAAATCAATAATAAGTTTCTTACGAATATCCAAATTAGCTTCTCTTATACAGAGAACTTTAGTTTCACCATACAGGGATTTGATTACTCCTTCTGTTGCACCATATTCCAAAAGTTGATTCTTAAATATATTCTTATAGATAGAAGATATTTCCTTAGTTGGTAAGAATCCCCACAAGTTCAATACGTTATCCATTATAGAAGATATTAAGAACTGGAAGTAATTATTCTCTATTCGTTTGCCATTATCTTCCATAACCCATTCCTTTACCATTGCAGTAGTAAAGTCTAATAGAATGAGGTGAGTACATTGCTGATTGAGTAACATCTTGCAAGTTTCGAAAAAGTGTTCCATTTCACATTTAGGAACATTCTTGGCTTGCTTGTAATAGAAATAGGCAGCTAAATCAAGATAGCTTCTATCTGTAACAAATCTATCCCTATCTCTGAACATTTTGTTTCTTAGGTTCATTACCTGAAAATCTTCGAGTAACAAATCCTTTGAATCCCTTTCTAACATCTCTTTATGAGACATATCCTTTGTTTTAGGTATTAAGTCTGATACACTACCAGATATAAAATCCAATACTGGAGGGTATTCTGTTACATCAAACTTAATCATCCCGGGAACTTCTTTTGCTAAAGTGGTTTTCCCAACTCCACTTGCACCTGCAAACATTATTTTCATTCGGATAACTCTTTAAATGGTTTAATAAATTCTTTAGTTAGGAACGAAGCAAGAGAATACTCTATGCACAGTTTCCTAAATTTATCATAGTTGAAAGTCTTCTTTCTCTTGAGGGGTATCTTATCTAAAGGGACATTACCTACAAACCAGAATAAATCAATCAACTTACGATTCCTTTCCCAAGCTTCTTGGTACTCTTTATTAGGTTTAGCTTCCAAGTATTTGTAGATTGATTTATACTCATCTAATATCTTTCTTGCAGTTACTGGACCTATACCTTTAAAACCAGGGATATCATCGGAAGTATCACCTACCATTGCAAGGTATTCAACGGTCTCATGTGAATGATAACCAAATAACTCTTTACAATTACCCATTCGAATAACTTCATCCTTTCTTGGATTTAATATCCTAACGTTCTTGTTTAGAAGTTGATTAAAATCCTTATCTGATGATACCAAGATTACATTATCCGAACGATAAGTATTAATAATTAGGTATGCTAAGAAATCATCTCCCTCATATTGAGTTTTATTCCTTTTATCAAATATATAAGAAATTCTTAGCATACCTAATATCTTCATTATAATTGCCTTTTGTATTTGCAAGGATTCATAATCAACCGATATATTTTTTCTGTGTCCCTTATAGTTAGGCAATAACTTATCCCTTACTGGTGAATGACCGTTATCAAAGGTTATAACTACTTCGTTGGGTTCAAACCTGGTAAGATACATGTGAAGTGATTTGAAAAATCCAAATATTGCTCCACTTGGTTTACCGTCTGTGGATTTAAGTTTCTCGAACTTGTGAAAAGATTGATGGAGAATGTTCTCTCCATCAATCAATAATACTGTTTTCTTACTCATCGTCTTCCTCCTCGTCATCTGATTCGTTAAATGATTCATATTCTACTCCATCTACTGGATATAAATTAGTAGTCAATGCTACTATCTTCTTTCTAGTTGTACCGATAGTATTTATCTCAGCCTTCTTTAATAGTTTACGACGAAGTTCATCATCCTCTTCCAAAAGCTTTTGGAATTTCTCTTCACCTCTTGCAAGAGTTTTTCCTTTGAACTTATATACTCCACCTGAAGATTTTTCTATGATATCATTTTCTACCAATACATCCTCAAGAGCATAGCATCTATCAAAACCTACTTCATGGAACTTAGGATTGAAGTAAACCGGGCACTTACTGATTGTAGGTCTTGGAGGAGCAACTTTATTTTTAATAAGTCGGATTGTGACCAATTTACCAGCTTTCCGTTCTTTACCTTTCTGTTTAACAGTGATAGACTTGCCTGAGTAAAAGGCAGCTCTGATTGAAGCGTAGAACTTAAGTGCTGCACCTCCTGTAGTAGTTGTGTTATCTTTTCCAAATCCGACATTTAAAGCAGTTCTTAATTGGTTAATGTAAATCTGTGTAACTCCTAATCTATAGAATAATTCACTTCTGATACGGAAGTATTTGTAAAGAGCTTTTGCTCTACCTCCCATTTCAGCCTTACCCTCTACCATTTTAGAATCTATGTTATCTGCACAATCCATAGCAGCAATAGAATCTATCACTAAGAGAATCGGTTCATTATTAGTTAATTGAGAACGTAAGTAAATTGCTAAATCTGCTACTGCGTCAGAAATATACTCGATTCGAGTATCTGTTAATACCGTAACTTTTTCTGGGTCTACTCCATTAGCTTCTGCCCAAGAGTTCATCCAAGACTGTTCGGCATCTACCCATATAACATGCCCACCAAGTTGTTGACAAGTATATGCAAAGTTATATGCAATAAGGGATTTACCAGAGGATTCTTCTCCAGCTACTTCAAGTACTTTACCAAATGGTATACCACCACCAAATGTATAGTTGAGAGCAAAGAAAGTAGAGGGTAACCATAAGTTTGATTCTACTGTATCTGAAGCCAATCTCATGATACTACCATATTTCTTTAATATCTCATTTTTTGTTGGTACCTTTAAACCAACCTTAGTTTTCTTTGCCATATTAAATTCCTCTTGATTTTAAAATATTCATTGCCTGATTCAATACGTTTTTCTCTTCATCGGTAAACTTCATGAGACTACCCTTGTCGAATACAAGTTCTACTATGTGATATCCCATGAAGGGTACTTCAGACCTCTCTCCATTGGGTAATTCTACTTTGGCATACATCCATGATAATATCATTTCTGCCATAAGAGGGTCTACCAATTCCAATATTAAAACGGGATGTTCCCAAAATTGATTATTTCTGTATATTCCAGATTCTTTATATTTCTGTTTAACCCTTTCAGAAAAATCCCTCACCTTTGCATAATCAAAGTCTGGCCCAATATCATTAATTTCACAAAATCTTCTTATAATCTTTGACTTATCTTCATCTGATAAGTTTGCCCAATATTCTTTTGATACCATAATGTAATGTATTTAGACTAAAGAAGGTGATAACTGAACGAATCTAATTACCACCTTCGAATGAAACCATATGTTTAACTAACCTTTAAATATCTGATTTGTAACGTTTCTTCTTTTTCTTTTTGGGTTCATCATCCTCCATATAATGGTCTCTGTGAATCCCTTTCTTTTTTGCCTTTTTCTTTGGTTTGTCATCCTCGTCATCGTCTCCTCCATGGTCTTCATTCAAGAACTTAGCAAGAAGTTCTTCCAGTTCATCATATGATTTGATTTGAGAACGAACTATACCTTCCAGGTCTACATTACCTTGGTACTTCTTGTCCAATTTGGTTGGTTTACAAGCCCGAGCAGAATATGTAGTATCAAGCTTACCAGAACCCGAACGAATAATTTTGATATCGTATCCATTTCTTGGGTCTGTCATATCACCAGCTTCATCCTCATCGAGGTATAAGTCGATAATATCTTGATAAACAGAGCGTGGAACTAGAACTCCCTTATCTTTACCCTCGTAATCAAATTTAGTTCCCTTTTCGTCTGCATAGACCGGACCACCAATAACGTATCTTCTTCTTGGTACGAGAGTTTTTGCAAGTTCCTTGTCATCCTCATCCTTTGAGTTTTTCAATTCTTGATATTTTTCCATGAAGGGGCATGGTTCATCAAAAGTAGCCGGAGATATTACTCCTCCCAGATTACCTCCAAGATAGAACTGAACAATTTCTATACCCAATTCCTGGTCATCTCCCGGAGATTTGATTCTCATTCGTAAAGTACCTTCTTTAGGGAATACCAAACCATTGCCGTTTCCCTTAGATTCTAGCTGTTTCTTTCTAGCCAGCATCTTTTCTTTTGTAGAAAGTCCATCTGAGGATA